TCTCTACTTTCTTGGTGTATGTGTTCAGTTCGGTAATGCCAGCCTCACGGATGGCGTCTGGTTCACCCGAGGTAAAGGTTTCTGATTCAGGATCGAAGGCCAACAAGGATACTGCCGCTGTAGCCGCGCAGCACGAAGCAGATAAAGAGTTGCTCACAAAGGCGAAGCCCATCAACGAACTATTTCCTCGTGAGACCTACGAGAAGCAAAAGAAGCGTCTTCAAACCTTCTTGGCTGCTGCCCCAGAAGCTCCAGAGAGTGAACCGGACGGAGAAGGCGTAGATGACCTTGACGGGCTAGACGACTGATACAACTAAGGGGCTCCGGCCCCTTTTTCTTTTGGAGAAAACATGAAACTTCTTTTTCTAGCCGACGTGCATATCAAATTGGGGCAGAAGAAAGTCCCTATTCAATGGCAAACCCAGCGCTTCACAGACCTTTTCCGAGCAATTCAAAATGCTACGTGTGAGCATGATATTTCAGAAGTGATTATTGGTGGCGATTTATTTGATTCACCCAAGCCTTCAGTACATGAACTAGTCCTAGGGATCTCCTTAGTAAACTCTCTCACGACTCCAGTAACTATCTTCGCAGGTAATCACGAATGTACTAGTAAGAGAGAATCCATTCTTTCAATACTGCAACCACTATTTCATTCAACTGTCAATATCATAGATTATGCCTATAGGTCAGAAGATTACGATATTATCCCTTATACTCATTTGCATAATGAGAAGTGGCTACCGCCACAAGCTAAGCTGTTAATGACTCATGTTCGCGGCAATATAGGAACACTAGTCAAATCAGAGATCGATTTAGATAAGTTTAAACAATGGCCCCTAGTATTAGCGGGGGATTTACATGACCACTCAATGACCCAAGAGAATATTGTATATCCTGGCTCACCTGTAAACACTAGTTTCTCTCGGGAGCGTAGCGAAAATGAGCACGGTTTTATTATTGTTGATACAGACATATTAGAGTGGGAGTTTTATCCTCTAGACCTCCCTCAGCTTATCAGAAAGACAGTTACCTCAACAGACCAAATGCTCAAGTCTGATTATGACCATGTAATTTACGAGATCGCAGGGGACTCGGTGGCCCTAGCAAATGTAAAAGACCACGAGCTACTAGACAAGAAGGTTAATACGGAATATCAATCCCAGGCCTCTCTTGACCTACAAAATAAGACATACTCAGAAGAACTTGCATATTACCTATCAGAGGTTCAGCAATTAGAACCAGAAGAAATAACACGGTTGATTACAAAGGTGAAACAGTATGATAGAGATTCTTGATTTAAAATTCAGTAACTATCTTAGTTATGGGGCTAATAACTCACTAGAGTTTACAAAAGACAAGGTGACTATACTCTCAGCTGAGAATGGTTATGGAAAATCCAGCCTAGCAACTGTATTAGAGGATTGTTTGTTCAGTAAGAATTCTAAGGGTATCTTAAAAGGTGAACTGCAGAATCGTTACCTACCTGAGAAGCCTGAGGCGACCGTAACCTTCAGGGTAGGAAAAGACTTCTATGAACTCACAAAAACAAGCACAAAAGCGACGCTATTTTGTAATGGTGATGATATTAGTGGCCACACAGCCACTCAAACACATAAGCAGATAGAAAAGATTTTTGGTATGGATTTCTCAACCTTTACCAAATTAATCTATCAATCGCTAAATAGTAACTTAGACTTCTTAAAAGAAACTGATGCTAACCGTAAAAAGTTTCTAATTCAATTACTAGACCTTGATCATTATAATGTGATTGAGGAAGAGCTAAAAACCGAAGCAAAAAAGCTAAAAACCGACGTAGATAATTTGAAGGGCCAACACAGCTCTTTAGTATCTTTCAGTATCGAAGTGCCTCAGGGGCTTATTGAGATAGAGGTACCGGAGCTGCTAGAGGACAATGAAACAGCCCATCTAAAGCACCTGTTATCTGAGATAGCTAACATAGAATCCCGCAACAAGAAAGCTAAGGATGATTATGCTAGAGATACTAAGCATAAAACCGACGCAATTTCAAAGTACGATAATCTAGTTGAAAACCGACGCAAATTTCTAGACCGACTTGATAAGCACAAAGAAAGCAAACCAGCTACAGTAGCTTTTGACCCCACTGAGCTGCTCGAATTAAGAAAGCGCATAACTCAGCTTGACACAACTAGGAATAGTTTCAAGGCTACATACCAGAAATTCAAAGCTGCTTCAGAGCACACAGAGTGCCCTACTTGCAAAAGTCAATTAGATGTTACAGAGGCCGCTAATGCTAGGGACTCAGCCGCTCAGGCATACAAGGGTCTAGGCCCTGAGCTGACTGACCTTAATAATCAATTGACAATTCTTCTGGAAAATGAGAAAATAGTCAAACAGTATCAAGATTGGAGCACAAAACTGACGCAATTGGAAGCCTCTATACCAGAGGAACCAGAGCTTCCTGTACTTACAGACTTCGTGCCTCCTGTACTTGAACTAGTCCCTGATGCTACAAGCTTACGTGAAGCTATAGACGTAATAGCCAAGAAGATAGTTGAAAACCGACGCAAAATTAAAGAAGCTCAAATCTTTAATGCGCAGGTTCTGGTGAACAATGCTAAAGCAGAACAGGCCGCTCAGCAAATTGAGCAACGTAACTCTAAGCTAGTAGTAGTAACGGAGCTACTAAAGATAGCTGAACAGGATTACAACGACTATGTGTTATTGGCCAAGTCTACTAAGGAACTAGTTAGTTATAAGATTGAATCATCCATCAAAGCTTTTGAGGAGAAGATTAATAAATACTTAGTAGAGTTGTCAGATGGTAGATTCTTACTAACTTTCAAGATGGATACTACTAAGTTGGTAGTACGACTTCTAGCAGATGGTGCTGAGATAAAGATTTCTAGTCTAAGCTCTGGAGAATATGCCCTATTACAAGTGGCTACTTTGCTGGCTATTCGTGCTAATGTGGCCAAGCAGAATATTAACCTTCTTATTCTGGATGAGGTAATATCAGTCTTGTCAGACCACAATAAGGATAAGCTGGTAGACATTCTTCTTAAAGAACCTTACAACTCTATTCTAGTATCCCATGGTTACGGCAATCCAGAATGCGGATTAATCTCAATCAACAAGAAAAACAACATTTCGAGGCTTGAATAATGGTGGATGTTCGCGCCAAGGGCGCTAAGTTTGAACTAGAAATACGCGATAAACTACGCACACTAACAGGCTACTCTTGGGAACGTGCCCCAGCTAGCGGGGCTTTAAGTGCAAAACTAGGCATGAAGGGAGATATAATTCTCCCTGCTATTTCCGGTGCTTTATCTCTATATGCAATTGAATGTAAATCCTATGCAGATGACGCCATCTCTAGCAACCTGTTGTATAAGGCTAAACAAACATTTGATGATTGGTGGGCTCAAACAACAAGAGAAGCCGGCCAAATGAAAGCAAAGCCTATGCTAGTTTTCAAGAAGGATCGAGGTAAGCATATGCTAGCTATAGATGAAGAGATTCCTGGCCTCTCTTATCTGCGTATTAATAAAGGAACTACTGACTGTTACGTTTATCTGTTTGATGAAGCAATTACTAAACTTACTCTATACAAGGAAATAAAATGAGCGATTTCACTAAAGGTGCACGACTGAAAAAAGAAAACAACCTACTGATTGTAGATATGATGACACTAGCTCACCGATACAAACATAAGAAGCAATTCACCTATGCTAGCGATATGCTAGGGACTATTAACTCTATTGCTAAGAGCTATTCAGCTCAAGATATTATTGTGGTATGCGACTTTGGTAAGTCCGCTTACCGTAAGTCATTATTCCCAGAGTATAAAGGGGACCGTGCAGCCCGATACGAAAACCAAACTCCAGAAGAGAAAAAGTACGCCGAACTCTTCTTTGCCGAACTGGAGAATGCACGTAAGCTTATCGCTGAATGCTCTAACTTTATTCAACTAAAGAATGTAGAAGCGGATGACATTGCAACCTACATTATTAAGCAACGTAAAGATTCTTATGATAATATTTGGATGTGCTCTACTGACTCAGACTGGGACCAAAATCTTTGCGAAAATGTGCATAGGTTCTCCACTACTACACGTCAAGAATACACTATGGATAACTTCTACGAGAAGCATTCAGTGGATACTCCCGAGGAATGGACGATTCTTAAGTCTTTGCAGGGTGGTCACGATAATATCAAGGGCGTAGAAGATATTGGCCCAAAACGTGGTTATGCTCTTATTCGCGGCATGTCTAGCATTTTCGAGCTCATTGACCAACTACCTATTGCTGGTAAGCAGAAGTTTATTCAACGTCTCAATGACTCAGAGGACTTGCTAGTACTGAATAACAGTCTAACCAATCTTAAGGAGTACTGTGAGTTGGCAATTGTATATCCTGACGCTAACAACATGAATGTACTGAACGACTTCCTTAATAACCTTAAACCTACTTACGTAGTAGATACTTCTGTTAGCGCAGAAGACTTAGCGGATATTTAATATGAGTACCTTTATTATTTCAGCAGGACATTCTGATAAAGACCCAGGGGCAGTAGCCTATGGGGTTACTGAGGCTAGCATTGTTGTAGACTTGCGTGACCTAGTAGCAAATGCTCTTCGAGTAGAAGGACATACAGTATTTACGGATGGTGCTGAGGAGTTTAATGCACCCCTTCGAGAAGCCTTGAAGTTATTCGTAAATAAGGGAGCTATTGCTGTTGAATTTCACTGTAATGCAGCAGCTAATTCCACAGCCAAAGGAGTGGAGTCTATAGCCCTAAATGGGCCCATGAAGCCTTTGTGTCAGAAGCTATCTAAAGCTATTGCTGATGTACTAGGAGAACCTGTTCGTGGGGATAAGGGGTTTATTGACCCTACTAAGTCTGCTAGGGGCAAGTTAGCTTGGTGTGATGCGGGAGGTATTATAGTTGAAACGTTCTTCCTGTCCAATCCAGCTTCTCTAGCTAAGTATAAAACCGACAAAAAATTGGTAGTTGACGCAATAATTAAAGTATTACTGGAGACCGTAAAATGAAGCACACATCGACACCATGGCAAGTATTGCCGGAAGAACATGATAAACCATACATTCGTATCCGAGGAACTCAATTAGGCTGTAGATATAAGGTTGCTAACGTACACGCTGTACTTTATGACGGTGCTAGTGAGCGAGAAGCAGAAGAGACAAGAGCTAATGCTAAAAGGATCGTAGACTGTGTAAATGCTTGTGCAGATATGGATAATCCAGCAGCTTATGTGGAGAAAATGCGTATAGAACGGGAAAACCTATATAAAGAAGTAGAACGCCTAAAAACGGAACTAGCATTACAGAAAGCATTGCAGCATTTCCCCACTGATCTGGTTATTAGTGCCCCATATATACCAACGATTTTTACCAGTGGTACTACTCAAAGAGGTACAAAATGATAATCGAAGTACTTAACCCCAATTGTCAACCTGTGGTAGGTAGTGCTGGAGCGGCTGGTATAGATTTACGTGGCATGTACGAAGGAGTCCCTCCAGCATATCTCCTACCGGGGACCAAGTACGTTATGGGGACTGGTGTTAAGATGAACATCCCTAAAGGGTGGGTTGGTTTAGTAATGCCTCGTAGTGGGCTAGGCTTCAAGTACGAAGTCATGTTAGCTAACTCCGTTGGTGTAATAGACTCTGATTATGAGGGAGAGATTAGGGTTGCTTTAGTAGTGCGCGGTATTGAACCTATGCCATTTACTAACTTTGACCGCGTATGTCAGATGGTGGTTGTCCCCCACTATGATTATTCCAACATAACTTTTGGTTCTATTATTAAAGAGTCCGAACGAGGAGATGGAGGTTTCGGGCATTCTGGAATTAAATAAATTATAAGTAAAATAAAGCCCCTAGATTGCTCTAGGGGCTTTTGTTTATAGGGCGCTAATCAAGAACATAGCTAACTCGTCATAACGGATACTGAATCTATTACCTGCCTCCTTATAAGCAATAATTACATTTCCTTCTTCATCTAGAACCTCAGGCTGTTCAGGCCACTCATCATAGCAGTAAAATGCATAGTCATCAGGATTCAATCCATGTTCTAACATTATATTACCTACTGTTTGAGCCCCCACACCAAAGTGCCATCTAGCATTATCTTCTCCCTTCTCCTCAATTGCATCTAGGAATTTAAACTTACGGATAGTAGGCTTAATAGCCAAAGCAGCCAGCCTCTCAGCCTCTTCGACGCTAGTAAATACCTTCAAGCGTTCATCCGAGGTGTTTATCGTACCAGTAGCCGCATATACGGTACTCCAACGTAGACTAGCTGTACCACTAGATACTGTATTATCTGTAGAAGCATTAACTGAGGTGGATACAGTGAATGTAGCCGCTGATGTAGAAAAAGTACCTAATGTGCTACTACCCTGCCTAAATCTAATCAAGCTGCCAGAAGCAGCTCGTAGGTCAAGGTCCGCAGTAGACGATATATATGACGAAGTACTAAGAGCTCCTGATAACGTACCTCCCGTTAATGGAAGTGCTCCTATTTCAGCTAGCGACCAAGATACTGCTGCAGATAGGTCAACGCTCTTGGCTGTTAAACCAATAGTAATTGATTTGGCAGAAGAAATCTTAGTAGCTGTATCCGCATTACCTGTAATACTAATCGGCCATATGTCAGCAAAGTTATTAGCATCAACTTGTAAGTAAAGCTTGGAGGCCGCAGACCAGCCAATCTTAACAGTGTTAGCAGTTTGGTTAGTACCTGTGCCCTGCTGTACTGGAAGGAACCCCAAAGCAGCTTGAGCATCAGTAATACCGTAACCAGCTAAGGTCGTAGGCTTACCAGTGGTGATCTTCGACCAATCCAGTGCAGGAATGTCTGCTGCAGCCAGCGTAGTACCAGCAGTAGCACGACCTTTTGCATCCACTGTTAACTTAGTGTAAGTCCCCGCAGCAACACCGGAAGCAGCCAAAGTTAATGCAGCAGAGGCAGCAGCAGAACCATCCACAGTCATTGAACCAGTTGCATCTCCGGTAAAGCTTAAAGCCCTAGGGGTTGCCCACTTGGTTGCGGTAGAAGCATTACCTGTTAAGCTACCAATAAAAGGAACAGTTGAACTAAAGCCACTAGCACTATAAGTACCTAAAGTAGTAGTACCTACTCTGAATCTAACCAATGAGCCAGTAGCTGCTCTTAAGTCTAATTCAGTTGTGGCTGTAAGATAACTATCTCCTAAGGACAGGGGCCCAGTCAACGTACCGCCAGCTAGTGGTAACGCCCCAATTTCAGCTAAAGACAAACTAACATTAGATGTCCCATCGAATGGCTTACCAGTAGACCCTATAGTTAGGGTCCTAGCAGTGCTAAGCTTATCTGCAGAAGAAGCATTACCGGTTAACGAGCCTACAAAAGGAACTGTAGATATGAATCCACTAGCACTATAAGTACCTAAAGTAGTAGTACCAAGTCTGAATCTGACCAATGATCCTATAGCTGCTCTTAAGTCTATCTCATCTAAAGAGCCTATATATGTGCTAGATAGTGTAATAGGTCCAGATAGCATACCACCAGTTAGTGGGAGTGCTCCAATATCAGCTAGCGACCAACTAACGTTAGCTGAACCATCAAAGCTCTTCACAGAACTTCCTATAGTGAGATTTCTAGGGGTACTAAGCTTATCTGCAGAAGTAGCATTACCAGTCAAGTTACCAACAAAAGGAACAGTTGAACTAAATCCACTGGTACTATAAGTACCTAAAGTAGTAGTACCAAGTCTGAATCTGACCAATGAGCCAGTAGCTGCTCTTAAATCCAGCTCAGTGGTAGCCGTAAGATAACTAGCCCCTAAGGAAAGAGCCCCTGTCATAGTGCCACCAGAAGTAGCTAATGCATTCAGTATCCCGTAACCTGCTAAGGTAGTAGGTTTGTTGTACACAATGCTATTCCAACTAATTTCCGGAATATCAGCAGCTACTAGTCCACTACCAGCTAAAACACGTCCTTTTGTATCCACCTGTACTTTTGTGTACGTACCTGCAGTCACTCCAGTGTTAGCAAGAGTAAAAACTCCAGTAACATCAGAAGAGCCATCAAACGTAACTGACCAAGACCCATCACCACTAGCATTAATAGCCCTAGAATATTGCAGTTTCGCTGCAGAATCCGTAGAGCCTATGAAAGTACCAACGAAAGGTACGTTGCAAGTAAAAGCAGATGCAGATAATGTAGCTCTAGTAACGCTACCTGTTCTAAAGCGCAATAAACTAGATGACCCAGAACGTAAGTCCAACTCGTTAACCGTAGAGGATATTTGAGTAGAATCACTACTAAGCACAGTTGAGCCCTTAGACGCATCAAGTATATGATAACTATTACTATCTTCTAGTCGTACGGAGGTGGCCCCTTTTAGTATCAAAGGGCCTACTTCTGTTGCTATTGTAGCACCTAGGCTATAGATACCCCCTTTAAAAGTATAACCATTAGAGGATAAGGTTGTACCAGAAACTGTACCAAATCTTTGAATATAAAGTTTATCAATATCAGCTACACGACTATCGAAGTTATCCGATTCTTTACCTGGTTGGTAACTTGGGGCATAAATAGTACCATAATCAATACGGCTACTTATACTGGAACCATAGTAGTGCGGATATAAATCACCACTATTAGGACGCACTGACCCATCAATTATAACACGGCTAGTAGCGGAAGTGCCTGAGACGTCCCCATAAGAGGTAGTTATATAATTATTCGAGTCTATAGCCACACCTGTAGTACTGAAACGCCCCCCGTTCCGGCCTTCTATATGACAACCAATGGTATGGATACGTGCAGTACGTCCTAGTCGTATACGGAAGGCCTCAAACGTGGCAAAACGTACCCCAATAAACCGCATTCCCCACATACCTTGAGAGGAATTACCCGCCATGCCATCAATATACATAGAGCAAGGGGCATCATCTGGGGCTGGTTCGAGTGAAACTTGGTCTAGTACACCATTATGCAGTACTGGGTCCCATAACCGTCTGTTACTATGATGGTCTGGGCCATATAAGCGGCCACCACCATCTACCATAAAATCAGAGAAACCAAAAGTCCCGCGAGTATCTTGGACTGTGGCCCCTAGTTGTTCATCATAATAAGCAGTTGAATACGTAGTTTCACCAACCTTAGGGAGAGCACCAAGTATTACTAGAGCTCTACGAGCCCCTCGTACATAAGGGTTTGATACATGACAACCATCCCCTCCAGACACGTTAACACCGAGAGGGTAAGGAATACCAGCCTTGTTTAAATGTCTAGGCAATGATGTCGCATGCGTAGCATCAAAGTGGATGCCCGATTTTCTAAAGTAGCCAATAACCTGTGGATTAAGAAGCTGAACCCCAACTCGACAACCAGAGAATATACCAATATCACAATCATCACCAAAATTCGTAGGGGAGTAGTTTGAGTAATCGCAAGATAACCATATGCAAGGGTTGTGTAGAAAAACCGACTCAGCCTGAATATTCCAACCTACAGATAACGCCGCATCTTGAGGGTCTCCAGCACTAAATCTATATAGACGTCTCGTACGCACTCTCTTGACAAAAGTCCCTTTCAGTACTATTCTAGTATTAGGTATCCAGTTTAGGCCTATATCTTCTCCGTACCCATAACCGCCTGAGTTCTCAAAGTATACATGTTGACCTGGAGTAACTTGCTCTATTTCCTCTGTTACTACGTATTCCCCTTTAGGGATATTAACACCCCTACCAGTATCAAGAGCCGTTTGTATGGCTAAATAGTCAATAGACTGAGTTAAGCTAGTAGCCTTAGGGTATACTAATTGAATAGCTGCTAAACTAGCAAAAAGACCAGAAGTCACCCACTCTTGTAATGTATGCAGAGTACCATCTCCAATAGCCCCGTAGTCTTTTACTGATACAAGGTCTGATAATCCTATATATGGAGTTTCACTCAGTACCCTAGCCAATTCATTTTTAGTGAATGCATCAGTTATCCCCAGCCCCGCCAAAGTAGAGGGGTTAGTGCCGCCGGTGGCATGGCCTAGGCTATTAATGTCTAGCTTGGTATAACTACCAGGAGTAATAGGACTAGTAGGATGTACATAAGCAGGACCTGCGTCCATAGTATCCAATTTAGCCTTATCACTAGCAGACATAAAACCATTAGCGGAGTTACTAGCTACTGAGTGCACATGACCCAAATCAGACTTGTTTGCTAAAGCTTGGACTGTACTAGTAGAAAGAGGTTTTTCTAAATCATTAGTATTATTTACTCTATCTAATCCAATTTGGGCCAGGGTAACGTTACCTACGACGCCAGCTACCGAGGTAACTAAATCCGTATTGTCAATTTTGTAATAAGAGGCCAAATCTTCAGAATATACTAAAGCATCTCCAACATTAAATACTACCCCAGAAACTGAACCGGCTACAGTTACTTTCCATAGACAAGAACGAAAAGTAGTATCTGGATTAGTAATAGGAGCAGGATAAATACCTGAAGATAAATCAACTGAACCCAAGTCAATTAATGCTCCTTCGGCGGCAAGTGCTGCTGCCTCTGCTTGAGCAGCGGCAGCCTGGGTCTCTGCCAGAAGTTGCTGCAGCTCTACCACAACATCTGGAGGGGATACTACAACATGAGCCTGTGCAGCAATTACCTGCTCCAATGTCTGTAATGTGCTCTCGTATACATATACGTTAGCGCATACCGTTCTATACTGGATTTCTTCTGCTCTCTTTATTTGTACTGTATATATACCAAAATTCACTAAGAAGTCATATGATCCATTAGCATCGGTAGGGTAATCAGTAAATATGGTATTAAGAGTACTATCAGTAGAGACAGACAAAAATCTAATAGTAGCATTACGTAGAGGGATACTATTAGCATCAACTAATATACCCTTTATATTCTTCGTGCTCATTAAGACTCCTTATCTTATATGAATTAACCCATTGGCTAAGTCAATCTTCATTTTGTAGACGGCTTCTGGATTGCCTGACAAAGCGGCTGTTCTATCATAAATTCTATCAATCCCAGCCTCAGCCAAGAACGCATCACTAGCGGCTAAGGACTGAGCCCTAACTGTTCCTCTAACGATCATATCACCGTTAATTGTGAGTCCAGGAGCTACCCAACTAGCTCCATCCCACATTTTAGTAAAGGCTTCCGTAGGGTTAGATAGGTTGTACAGTGTTATGGTATCATATTTTAACTGGGCAGCACTATAGTTAGTGATAAAAAACGCATTAGCAACGGAGTCTGACCAAGCATGAAGGTTGCTCACTCCTAGAGCATATATTCCTGCTCCTCTAACCACTGAAGAAATTGGGACAAAAGAGCCTCCTGTAGTACCTATAGTAACATCAGAAGATATTCGAAGGTTATCCCCATCAAACTTAACATAAGCAGAGGAATTTCCTAAATCAAATTGCATTTTTCCATTGCCAGCTCTACCTATAAAAATACCTGAATTAGGGTTATCATATGTAGGCTTTTCCTGCGAGTATAACTTAGGGGCTCCAGTGCCTAAATTAGTTAGTATAAAATTAGCAGCATTAATATCTTTAGTAATTACCTTACCATCTATATTAACTGTTTTAGTCGCAGAATCAAAGACAAAAGGAGCTTTGCCTTCACCATCCAGAACACCTATAGAGAGAGCCCCAGTAGCCGCATCCAGATAGAAAGACTGTTTATATGAAGCCCCATCTAGTACATAAGCTTTGATTCCATAATACCCTATCTCACACCCACTAACTGTAGTTATTGACTGGTCAAATACAGTACTGCTATCTACCTTATACGTTGCAATGTTACTCCACACCGTACTTTGGCCCCAAGAAGTAACGCCCACTCTAAAAGTAAATGCTTTATTAAAAGGAAAGCTAGAAAGTAAAGCAGAAGTAGCAGAGGCTGTGTTTACTACAACAGCTTTAGCCCACCCAGCTATTGCGTATTCAGAAGATGAAACGTACTGAAGAAGAAACTCTTTAGCTCCGGCCCCAGAACCTTTACTCCAACTCCAAGACACTTTAGTATCGTACCTTTCCACTCCATCTTTTATCCTAGCCGTGGAGAAGGAAATTCCAGAAGGGGTAGAGGGTGGTGTAGTAAGATAAGCTATCGCAACTATGTTAGCGTATTCAGTATAAGGACTAGTGTCAACGGTAAGGCCGTCTGGAAGGGTTATTCTACCTAGCAGCCTAAAATTATATGATCCTACTGGTAGTACTAATGATAGGCTAGTACGAAAAGCTCCATCGTACACTGTAGTCCAGGTAGAACTTCCTACCGGTTTGCTCTGTAATACCATAGTTTGCCCTTCACCATCAATAGTAAAGGTCACAGTAGGGTCCGACACACCCACTTCAACAGTGGTAGCAGTTACGGTAGCAGCAGTAATACTAGGGTATTTTGCAGTATCAAAGTATAAAGTATTAGACAGATTAATACCTATCTTACTATCCACCAAACTTGGGTCCATAGCCATAGCGTCGTAAAACGCAGCATTTAGGGAGTAGGCCGCGTTAGCGGCCAGCCCATCAAGCGTAAAGAACGTGTATAACTTCTGTGTTTCAGGTATATGAGTTATCTGCTCAGTTCCACCGTTAATAGTGTAGAACACGACCTTACTCACTACGTCGTCATCTAGAAAGAAATTATGCTGAGCGTACAGTTTAGTGTAGCTGGCAGCATGATTACTTATAACAAGTTTTTCTGTTGCAGGGTTAAGCATTATCAAGTCCCCTCATTAACATATACCCATGATACAGATTCTTGCCCTGCATCACCAACAACTTTTATTCTGACTTTATAATCCCTATATATCCCAGGAGCTCCACCATTAGCGTTACTATAGTCACTTAGCATCTGAGCATATGAGTATGAATACGACGTAGAATTTGATATAAGCAAATCCTGCAGCAACACATTGGTGCTAGTCATTATTTGTATATTATATTTAAGCGTAGGATAGATGGCCAAGTCAGGGGTAGCGTCCCACTTAAGGCTCATATAGTTACCAGAGAACTGTAAGCTAGAATTCGTACTAGCATTCTCTATAATGAAGCCAGTTACATTACTGAGATTCTTAGCAGAATTTAAAGTAATAGACAAAGAGACAGGTTTAGACCTGAATCCAGTTATATCTACTGCTCGTACTTCAAACGTGTATAGACCAGAAGGTAACTCGAACAGGTCCAGACTATATGTACTACCAGAAGTCTGTTCCGGCGTTACTGTAATGGAATAGGCCTCTAGTCTATTTGTGTGATATACTTGGTAAGACACCACACCAGGACTAAGAGAGCCTTTCCAACTCAAAGTACCATTCTTTAGCAGAGTACCTGAGCCCACATATGGAGTATAACTCAAATCTCTAGGAGGTAGCACAATATTAGAAACTGACGGGATTTGGTCTGAGCTAGCATCCGTTTGACTTGAAGTTATAAAAACATCACTGTTAGTCTCCTGCAGTGTTACGTTAAACTTGCCATTCGTAGTAGATTCGATAGAATCAATAACAAAAGTCCTATTAGCAGTAATAGGAATGCTAGGGTGGTCCAGTTCTACCACGTCATTAGGCAATAATCCCATATACTTATATGGCAGAGTGATACTATAGGTCCGTTGGAATCTAGAACGTTTAAGATTTCTTTCTGCAATAGAGCGGGCTGTGTAGTAGTTTGTTATGTAATCAAACACTACGTTCATCTTCTTTTCTACTCCATTATCTTCCGTTAGGTAGTTGGAGTTGTAGAATGTTACCGGTGATGCCTTCCATCCCTTGCCTGGATCTATGATACTAGCCTGAATAGCATTGAATCGGTCTCTACCACTATTATCAGAGATTGATATATCACCACCTAGAATGTCTTTGCCGGGTATTGTAACAATAGGTACTGCGTCTTTCTCTACTGAAATATAGTACTTACCAGAAAAAGAACAAAGGGCAGCGTCACCATGAGCTAACATATTCTGCACATTTTTGAACACCGTATTAGCTGTATCTAGTAACACATTGGTTTGGATTATCTTTCTATTTGAGCTACTTTGGTTCTCCCAACCTAGGAATCTCCAGTAAGGGCACCAAGATGTCTCATAAGATGTATCTATAGTGTTATACGCAGCAGCAGCTTCAATAAAACTAGGAATGCTCAGAGCATCTAAAGGTATCCTAGGTCCGAATAGGGAAGTCATATAATCGAAAATCTGCCAAGATAGATTCAGTGTTGTCTTATTGCTGCTAGCAATAGAACCATCTGAATTATAAATCTTGACTTTACGCCCCATGACTTCAAAGTCGAAGGATGGAATAGAAGTACGTCCACTCGTGATTCTGACATTAGCCACCACATAAGCAGTATCTAGTAATTTCATACTACTACTCCAATACTCCGGACCCGCTCCTTTAAGATTTTGGAGATAGAAACCACCATTAGCTGCTATTTGCACAATACGGTCTGCAGCTGTTTGGTTAGCTAGTCCATGGTAGGTCCAGAAGCTAATATTTCCGTCAGGAGATTCATATACATATTCCTGACCATGAACTGAAGGCCCAGTACTAGCACCGCCCGATGCAATCTTCTGAATAGTATCACCTATATTCTTTCTTCTACCGAAACACACTCGATCCACATCATCTGCATCATCATAACATATGAGAGGCTTATCATCAATGAATATATCAGTGAAGCCTTCAACTTCTCCCTCACATACAGCGTAGATAATCCATAAGGAATTAGGGTTATTGTTCTCTGTATCACAAAAGATAGGGATACCTGGAACTTTCTGGCAACCATAAACTACGGGTAAATACTTGGCTGTTAGGTTGAAATTAAGGTTTACTTCTCTATCAACAGTCTCATAATACTCAGTCAACTTCGTATTCTTCATACCCATCAAGCCGCCAAGACCTCCGGCTCTTTTTGAGCTCATCTTGTATCTAACTTCTTGGGTCTGATACTTCGCCAGCACGGTTACAGAATTATCTGCATAGATAAACCCTAGGTCATCTTGGTACTCTGGGCGTTTAGCCGCCCCTGAAGGCACTAATTGACCATTAACTGTAACTAGTGCTCTATGAGCAGCGTCGGAAGTAAATCGACCCTGAACGCTCTCAATATCATAAAAGTCGTTAGAGATAGTGTATTTAATACTAGAAGACCCAACACCTCCGATAGGAGAAGAATCATCCAATGTAGCAGAAGCCACTTTACCTCTGTAATAAACAAAGGGCTCACCGGTAGTATTAGTAAAAGGAATTACATTACCATCGGCATCAAAGAATGCTCTATATATCCTGGCCTTCTTGCCCAGAAAAGACTGAGAGGATAGAAAGAATAAAGCTCTATGCTGCTCGTCTAATCCTGTAATGGTTAGAGTAATATTCTGAGTAGTGAGGGACCTAGATTGGGTGTAGTTAGATAGTTGTTTTATGCTGCCTGACACATAGGTAACCCCACCATATACCACGTCTCTCATATAATCAGTGAGGTACAGAGTAGTTTCTGGTAACTCTAACGCGATTAAGTGTCCTTGTTTAAGTCTGCTAGCATCTAGGGCTGCAAGACCTGCTGCAGATATATCTCTCATTATGACACACACTCCCGTAATTCAAAGGATATACTATTGTAGTAACCCTCTGTAGTAAGTGGGCTACTTTCTATACCATTAATATTTCGGAACCTGCCACGGAACATGGGGGTAGTAAAATTAACAGTTGTGTTGTTGGTAGTAATAAATAAGTCAGGATACACGTCTAAAGTAACTTTAGAGGTGGCTGAGTTGTAGTTGTATCCTATCACTTGATACAACTTTGGGTGTCCTGATAACTGGATGAACTGATTTAGTTTCAAGCTACCTACTACGGAATTGATGCCGGAAAGTACTAGTTGATTTCCATGTAGACCATTATCTACTAGGTAGGAGTTCATACTAAAGGTTAAATTCTGGAGTTGTGGTAGTAATACTTCTAAGTAGGCATTCGAGCTTTTAGTCTTGGCTATAAAGTTCATTACTTTATCATATTCGTCTATTAATAGATCCGAGTATTCTAGTGCTACGGAATAGAACTGGCTACCGGTTGATACTTGAATAACAGTGTTATCTGATAGTTCGTCTTGCTGATACGTGCTATTATCAACTAGTTGGCAAGAGGTTATGCCTGGCCAAGTAGTATCAATAAAGGGGTCTGGGAGGCGCATATTTATCTCCTATGAATTAGATTAATGCTAGAACAAAATTCTGCAAAAGTAAAGGTTTTTTATTTAAAAATAAAGCCACTAGAATTAACTAGTGGCTTAAGTGTTATGCGAGAGATAGCCCTCGCTCATTCAATGAACTTTCTACTAGAGAAGTTATGAATTTGGGGTCAGTAGCCAAAAGGTCTTGGAAGCTTCTAGCATCAACAGCATTAATGTTAAGCTGAATACCTCCAGTCTGTTTCCCCTTACGAGCATTACTATTAGAAGTAACCATGGCGTCCTCTCCAAGAGTTATTGGTTCAGGGCCATTCTCACCAGCTAATATAGTAGTACCAGCGTAAGCTTTACCTCCTGATGCTCTAGGAGTAAACTTCTGAATACTGCCTATGCCTTGGTCACCTCTTATGTAAGCAGATTCTCCCATAGTCGCCGATAGGCTAGTGTCTACTCTATTAGACCGTTCACCTAGACTTAAGCTCTCAGGGGTGGCAGCGGTACTATTAGCTATAGAGCTTCCGGACTGAGCCTGTTTAAGCGCCATCATACCTGCAGCGGCAACTGCGCCCATCATAACAAAGTTATATGGGGGAGGTGCAGACCCAAGGGCCATAGCCATACCAACAGCTGTTTGAGTTATGATGGTCTGTTGAGCCATCTTCTTCTCTTTTGCTGCTTTCTCTGCTTCTAACTTAGCGATCTTAGCCTTAGATTTCTCCGAGTTTCCATCAAGCTTCTTCTCCATATCAATCTGACTTTGAATGCTATCAATAGCTCGTTGACTAGAAGCTGTCATAGCTGAACCAATAGTATTAATCACTGGAGCCACTAGTTGGGACGCATCAATAGCTCCTTTACCAAATGCTATGAAAGCGTTAGTAAGTTGACCAATGTTACTGATCATATCAGTAATGGTAGGGTTGTAAGAAGCTATAGTATCTAGTGCATCTGTATAGTTGCTAAGCGCATCAGCTTGTAACACCGCATCTTTATCCTCACCAGATAAGCCGAAAGTGGACGATATTTGGGAAGACCCAAAAGCCCCTAGGGCAGTATCAGTACCTTCTCGAGTTTTAGCTTTAACAGCCTGTTCATACTCGAATTTAGCCTGCTTGTGCTCTTCCACGGCATTAGTATAAGCTATAGTACCAGCCGCAGTCGAGTCCTCTGCTAGGCCCAACATTCTTTCCTTAGCTTCACGCATCTCACGGTCAGCCGTAGAAATAGGACCAGTATCCCCACGACTACTGCCGCGTTGCTTCTCGCCTATCTTACCTAGGATTTCTTCTGCTTTTAGTTCTGCAATTTGACGCTGAGCTTCAACTTGCTTTAGTTTTAGCTCTAGTCTACGTTCTTCATATCGGACACCTTCCTTATTGAGACGGTCTAGCTCACTAGAAGCCTTTCTCAAATCCTCTTGGGCAGTAATAATGTCAGCCTGATAAGATAAATGACCCTTAGCATACTCGGACATGTCCTTTTGATAAGCGGCTAGGATTTTCTGTTTGCTAATTATCTCGTCATTAGCTGAAGCTTCTGCTAGGACTGCTTCTTTAAGGGCAACTTCAGCGGATGCTCTAGCATTAATAGCAGACGCGGAGTCACCAGCGGTACCTGCAGATGCAACCCGCTTCTTAGCTACGTAAAGCTCTTGTTCTGCCAGCAGACGAGCCCTAGATGCATCTGTCTGGTCCTGAAGCAGTAGAGTAGCAGTTTTAATAGCATTCTCGTTATCAATAGCTTGTTGGCCTATTGAGTACTCAGTTTCTTTACGTTCCTGAGCTAGAGATACTAACTGAGCCTGTTGCTCATTAACTATGTTAGCGGCCTCTTCATCCTTTTTATTCTCGGCCACACGAGCTTTCGCTAGGTCTAGCGTCCTTTGTGCAATAGCCGCGTTGGCAGTATTCACACTAAGTGAGTTAATATTGGAATCTAAACTCTTAGCACCAGCAGCCGCTAACTCTTTGGCTCTTGCACTAGCCTCTTTGTCAAATGTAGCTTGGTTCGCATACACAGTTTGGAACTTGTCCAACTGGGTTTTTGATGATGCTCCTGCTCCTTCCAGCACCTTAGCAATAGTAGCTTTGATTTGGTCAGCAAGTTTAGGAATTGCACGTACAGTGGCATTGTTAAGTAACGATTCTAGTGCAGCTATCTCATTCTTGGCTTGGGCAAAGTTTTCCGCTAATGTACGAGACGTGGTAACAGAGGCTTTAAGAGCAGTTTGACTTTTTCCAATTTCACTACCAAGAGTTGCTGCAGATTTAGCAGATCCGATTACCTGATTATTGACCTGTGTAAAGTCCCCCAACACAGAACGTAATACATTAGGTAATACCCCAAGAGATTTAGCGGTAGAATCAATTAAAGCGGTTGTTCGGACTTCCGCTTCCTTGAGTTGTTTATTTAGCTCTTCGTCTTCTTTGGCCCTCTCTTGTAGCTTAATATCAGCGGCAGAAACAGACGTACCCCTAGTCATAATCCTAAGCAATGAATCAGTAATACCACCTGCTTCTCCTAATTGATTCATCTTCTTGGTAGATTCTACTAGAGCATTATGAGCAGCAAGGGACTTTTCCCTTAAAGCAACCTGTTCCGCTATTGATTGATTCAGTAAATTAACCGCTTGTACTTCATTGCCTGCTTTAATCTGCTTAGTAGTTTGGTCCCCTAAATCCTTCAGCTTTTTGAGGGACTTCTCTACTTCATTGAGCTTCTTTGCTTCCTCCGTTTTAGTTATAATCTGTACCACTATAGGGTTTATCGCAATAGCTAATAACTCTGAAAGATTACGAACTAATTCTGAAGTAGCAGCAGAAGCCTGTTCAATTGGGGTAGTATTACTTAAGGTATCGCCCAATGCCCCGTAAAGTTCTATACCGTTTTTTGCTACAGCGTTAGCAAAGGACTGTTGCTTTTCGAGGGCCGTCAACTGGTTAACTGTCTTACCCAAAGATGCAGCGTAATCTTCTTGTGCCTTGTCCACTCTAACCATTATACCTAGTTCATCTAGTAATTCTCGTTCTTGTTTAGCTGTACCCTTAACGAGACGGTTCATTAGATCCGTCATGTCCCCGCCAAGGACTTGAGCAGCGCCACGAGCGATCTTAGTGAAGGTCTCTATAGTCTTAGTATCAAAACCGTACACCGTAGCGGCTGCCGCCGTACGCATAGCAGTTTCATAATCAACAGAGAAGCCAGAGACTTCTTGTATCATACGAACCATGTCATTTACTACTACACCACTAGATGCGGCTAGGTCATTAGAGGCTTTCTCCATACGCATAAGAGCATCACCCTTTGCCACAAAGTCCCAAGCAGATTTAATAGCAAATACGTTAGCGGCTACTATTGCATATGCAATAGATAAAGAACCCCCCATCTTTGCCAACTTAGAGAATTCCCTTGTAGCACCTTGGGCGTGAGAACCGCTATTTCCTAGTGCCCTGTTAGCTCGTTCCACCTGGCGACCGGTTTGCTCAAAAGACTCCCCCAAACTTGACACAGCGGTAGTAGTATTTTTAGCTGTACGCCTAACTAACTCGGTACCAGTACTAATATCATCTAATCTGTCCAACATTAAAGCAGAAGTGTCCTCCATGGTAGAGCCCATCATGGATATCTCACCAAGAACCATCTCTAGAGTATCGTTCAACTTCATCAATTGATTTTCAATACGGTCAAAGCTACCTGCAGCTGAAGCACTAGCCATTGTAGCTTTCAGTTCCTCAGCATAAGAATTTGCTTCTATAAGCTTATACTGAACATCTTCTAATTCTTTAGCCAGTACTTCAGCAGATACTCCAGCATCAAGCAATCCACTAGCTAACTTAGCCGCTTGGTTAGACGCAGTACCTAAACCTTTAAAGGATATAGCACCAGAAGAGAGCTTATTTATCGTCTGAAGTTGGTTCGTTACAGCCTTGAGTTCATTGTTAACAGTACCAAACTGGCCTACTAGACTATTACTAATCTTTGATGTAAGAGTCTTTTTCAAGCTATTAGCCATGTCTAATGCTGTCTTAAGAGACTCAGGTACTCTACGTAAGGAATTATCTAGGATCTCGCCGCCTGCGGCGGAGTCCTCTAGCCCTTTGGATAACTTCTGGGCTGACGTAGCCGCTTTCTCTAAATCAGCTCCTTTTACTTTAATAACAAGGTCTTTTATTAGCTTATCATTAGTAGCCATTTTACCTCCACAAAAAAGCCCTATACCCAAAGATTAGGTATAGGGCATGTTGTTCAATCACAAACACATCACTTACAGAGGAAATTCTGTTTAGCGTCTAGGCTTTTTCTTTATAACTGTGTACTTCTCAATCATCTTGACTAACTCAAAACAGACTCTCATCTCGTTTCTGTCAGTAACATAAAACAGGTCACACAGCAACTTAAAGTTGTTGAAATTCTTGCCTATATATCTGGAACCATCCATACCCAAAGATACATAACTATCTTCTAGCAGGTTAAATACTTTTAAGGCTACGTGGACAATTGAGGGCATCTGGTCTAAGTCTAGAGGTATATCCTCTTCTTTGGGCTCCTGTCCTAACTGTTCCATAAGAAGGAGATACTGCTCACGAGTTATACCTCCTTCTATAGTAGTCTTAAAATACTTGTCACATTGATCAAATAAGAGTCTTTCTAATTGATCATCGAAAGATGTCTAAGTCATGCACAGTGGCATTGATAAACTTATCAAAACGCTCACTAGCACTAATAAGGTACTCAGCGTTCTCAGTAGAGAAAGGAACTTCTTCATTCAAATCTTCTACTGCTTCCAGAAGAATAAGTTTAGAAAGACCTTCCATATTCAAACCAGTCCAGCCGAGCACACAAGAAGATACAAACAACTTATTGAACAGGTCCATATCAAGCTGTTCTGACTTCTGCATATCAGAGTTGATAGCATGAACAGTAGAACGCTTGACTAGCTCACGAATAGCTTGACGGCCTTGATACTTCAGACGAATCTTGAAGCCAGGAACACCTGGGAATTCTTTTTCAACAATACGTTCAGAAGCTACGAGATTTTTGATGCTTTTCATATTTAGTTTCCTCTAATTATATGATTTGAATTATAGGCATAGCACTAGACGGTTGAATGTCACAACTGAGAGTAACCATTTCGTCCTCTATGGCTATACGTCTTGTTATGCTAGCTTGTTCTAGCATTAATTGTACACTACCTTGTTTTATTGTTATATTCTCGAAGCTAGGTAGAATTGCCTCTTGTTTATGGTACTGAGAAGTGGTAATATTGACTGAGTGCCCTGTTACTACTGGTCGTCTAGTATTATAAGAGTCGTAGATACTTCTGTTGTTCAACCAAGTAACTGACTGTGCTATATTTATATTAGCAGATACAGGAGCATAGGCTACTTCATTAAATGTGAACTCTAGTGGTTCTACTGGCAAATGGGCCCCTTGCTTAGTATTAAATACTTGTATAGAGGACCTAGGAACTTGTTGAAGCTCTCCTCCCTCGAAAGATACTTGAATCTCTCCTGAGAACCCCTTACCAAGTGGAAAAGTGACACTAGTTATTAGTACGTCCAGTACTTCATAAGCATTTATGTCAGACGCAATAACAAATTTAGCTGGAGTAACATGGTTTAGTTCTGGTAGCATATTAGGGACTACAAAACCATTCTCATACACCTCGCAACCTAGTAAAGTAAACAGTAAGGCTTCTGCATAAGCACTAGTGAGATAACAGGTAAATGTTCCTGAGGTAGAATCGTTATTGCGGTGAATTACCGCATTAGTATTATTCCTATTGTATAGGTTTTTACGCGGAACTAAAGTACGTTCAGTGGTATTACTTATAGTCAGGTCATTAACAGTATCTAGCCATAAATCCTTGTCACCCGCTAGAATACCTATACGACATTCTCTTAATATAATAATACTCATCAAATCTCCTTATATTAAGAGGCTGGCGGCCTTGCCGCCAGCTCTAATTATTTAAACAGTTACGTCACCAGTGGTAAGGAATTCATTGATACGAGTAGTATCCAATTCATCACCCAAACAGAGACGAAGCTCATCGCCAGCAGCCATATCACTACCCATTGCCTTGAAGTTGATAGTCAAGGAGATAATGTCTTCTGAGTTAACAGCAGGCATATCCAAAGTAGCCTTAGGCATATGAGCTACTAGTACTGGAACTTGTTTAGCAGCATAATTACCACCAATTGCCAAGCTCATATCGTAAGAGTTAACAGACGATGTAGCAGCTTGAATATCCTTCCACAGAGTACTAGAACCATTAGCCTTGGTATCTACATAACAAGTGATGTTACCAGAAATATCCAGAGCACCTGTGAACGAACCAATTGCCTTATCTACACGAGACAAGGTAGTAGGGGTAAGATATGTAACGTTGTTATTGATAGTAATAGTACCCCCAGTAATCGCCACATTATACACAGCACTAGTATCGTTGTTCTTGAGGCCCATAATGGTGAGTTTGTTCTTGATATACAGACTCTGGTAAGCAAGGAACTCTGGGTCGGTAACGCCAAGAGTAAGCATGCCAGTAGGAGCTGAAGATAGTGCTACTAGGTCGGTTGCATTACCTGACCAATTGGTCTTGGCAATGTCGGCAATATCAATGCCTATCTCAGCTTGCCCTACTTGGCAATTTTCCAGCTTGTACCACACAGAGTCAACTAGCATGAACAAATGGAACTTGTTAAGCTCGTGGTGCCCAGAGTCTTTAAAGCTGACGATCTGAGCCAGAGCTGATTGATATACACCTTTATCCTCTAGGGTTGGGTCATAGACACTACCAGAAGCCAAAGAATGCCACAACAGAGAGTCAGGGCTGGCGATCTTAGTAGCTTTAGTCGCTGGAAGAATATAGGTAGAAAAGGACCAGGATGCAGGGTTTACAGCATCAGTAAAACGTTTGGAACCCCGAACTGGAGTAGGACCAGCTTCATTAGGGCTAATATCAGTAGAACTAGAGTCCTGACTGAATTGAAGGTCATCGCCTACAAGAATTTCCCAAGTATTACTAGCAGTAAAACCGGTAAGTACAGTAGAGGCGAAGACTCGTGTATTTCGCAATAGTTGAATAGCCACGTAAAGTTCTCCTTTAAACTAATCTGTTATCTTCTGAGTATCGGACAACGAATACAACTTCTGCTATCCCATCAGGGGCCAATAACCCCTCGTCTGTAGAAACTTCTTGAAGCGTAACATCAGTTGTGTGCATCAAAGTATTATCTACATAATAGGGTAAGTTAGTATTAGTATCCACAATATTTTTGATTTTCTGTATGAGTACCTCTAGGTCCTGCTGAGGGTCTTCTACACCTTTGACGTAGGCTCTAGCATATACCGTGAGATAATTCCAGCGCATACCAGAGGCTAAGTACTGAAAGCCTTCGGGCCCTGGGGAGTATGTAATGCAAGGAAAAGACACAATATCCTTTGTCAACTTATTTCCTGCGAATACATTCTGATAAATATTAAAAGGGTCATTCACTCCATCTAACAGTGTCTTGGTAGTGTCCGTGAATGCCTTAACTATTGATTGACGGTTACTCATTTAGGCTCTCCCGAAAGATTGGTTCGCCTGCTTAACGACTACGTTATACCTGGCGTGAATAAGGTCCCTAGCAGCTTTATCTAGTGCTTCTCCTATAATCCTTTGAGGATTACGACCACGAGAGGCTCTAGTATTACCGAATCTAGGGTCAAATACTGAGTAAGGTTTCAGCATGTAAGTGTAGAATAATGACACTTGAGTAGCTTTAGGTGATAGTACTGGATTCTTTACTACTACAGAGTTGGCAAATCTACCAGTTCTATATTTCAATGGAGCATTACCTCTAGCCATATCCTCAAGTACATATTTAGTAGTTAAAATCTGAAGTAGATTTCTTAAGTTAGTTGCAGATGAGTATTTACCAGAAGTGGTCTGGATACCTATATCGGTTCTACCAGACTGGTACTTAGCACCTACCTTTTCAGGGTCCGTAGCATATACTATGTTAACAGAGCTAGCCTCTCTCTTAGTTTTAGGTTCTTTACCAAAACCAAAACTAGCTAGAATGTTATCTACCACACCAAGTTCTTCAACGTTTAGGTACTTAGATATAGTGGCCATAGCACTAATGGCCACAGGAGCCTTTAACGCTCCCTCTGTAACCTCAAAGGTTAGTTCCGATATTGTGTGCTCAGACGCAAACTTTCGTCTATCCCCAGTAACTACAGTAAACTGAGCTTTCCCTTTCTTGATGGTTTCATCCTTAGTCTTACCCGTTCTTTGTAATTCTTTTTTAACTAGTTCCGCAAAGAAAGCACTAGCCATGTATAACTCCTTATGAAACTCTATACATATCTAGAATACTCTTTATATGGGCAGGCACAGCTTCATAATCGGCCAGAGCTACTGAATCCATTCCATTTGAGATGGACTTCATATACTGGTCTTTCAGGTAATACTCAACTAGTGATAGTGCTGCCTGTTTCAAAGCAGGAACTACTGCGTTAGCTGCTAAAGTACCCACGAAGGTAACATTACCCACATATTCCGCATCAAGTATAAGAATATATCCGCGTACTAGAGTAAACGTAAGAACCTCTCCTGTTGCTGAAGTAACCGAGGTAATGGATGCCCAAATATCATCTAGAAATTCCTTTGAGCTTTGCAGGTACACTAATTTGGTGGCGGAGCCACCAGCTGTGAACCCCAAGTAGCTTTCCATAAACCCATTTACAGCATTAATGGTAAGATTATACTCAGCATCTTGGTTAGGGGATGTAATATTTTGAACTGCTTTAAACTCTGCTAGAGTGATGAATTCCATAAGCTTATGAGCCCCTAGAAATGAAAAAGGCTACCCAACATCGGGTAGCCTTTTAAGTTGGTTTGTGTTAGACTGCGTAAGCAGCGGCTGTTACACCCTTACCATCAATCATACGTTGCAGGTTCAAGCGGGTAGATACGTAGAACGCATCCTTACCTTGCTTGGCGATACGCTCAGATTCCACGGTAACAGAACGTTGTTCTGGAACGATGAAGTTAGGCAGATATACGCAGATTGCCCAGCAGCTTTGAGCATCAGCGGTAGGGAAGTACTCAGAAACAACAACTGGCACACCGTAAACACGCATTACTTCACCAGACAGCTTAACTGCATCGGCAGCACCTACTTGGTTCACGTCAGCAAAAGCGGGGTCTTCACGCAGCAACCAGTAAGCTTCCAAACTAACAATATAAACCAGCTTGGACTTGTCAATACCGTAACGAGCATGCTTCTGACGCAGCTTGTCAAGCATTGCAAAGGTAGGCTTAACGGTACCGTTAAAGGTAGCGCCAGTGGTTACCTTAGCTTCAGCCATACCGGCAGTTACCAGACCCTTCGGTTGACCAACACCAGTACCGGTCATGAAGGCGATTTCGATAGCCAGAACGATTGACTGGACCAGACGACGACGCAGGATAGGCAGAACTGCAATAACAGCATCTTCTTCGGTTTCATCAGTCATGTAAGCATGAGCAGCCAGCTTAAGGGTTTCGAAGGTCTTCTCACGCAGGGTGGTAGTCAGCTCAGTACCAGTGGTGCCATCAGTACCAAAAGCAGCAGCATCAACCCAAGTAGCTGGAGTATAATCGTCTTCCAGCATGATCTTCAAGTAACGAGAGGCCATTGGCATCTTTTCAAACAGGTTACCAACTACCAGAGCCTTCTGGACATCCATAAGGATGCGGTTAGAGAATACGGTCTCGTAATCTTCACTGGAAACAGACACAGAACTAGAACCGTTAACGGCCTTGTACATGTTGGTGCCTTCCAGGTTGGTCTTCATTACGCGAGCCAGCAGGAAGCACTTTTCCATATTCTCTTCTGACAGACCTACAGAGTTAGCCTTAACGAAAGCCTTGTTATCACGAGCAGCCATCAGTTGGGCAATTTCTTGTGACTTAGACTGGACTTCATTTTGCATCTTGGCCAGAGCTTCTACGAAAGCTTGATTGGACTGGTCCAACTTGGCTTCCAGAGACTTGGTCAGGTCCATAGCTTCTTGCAGACGGGCTTTTTCTTCACCAGTAGCAGCAGCAATCAGAGACTTCATGCGGGATTCTTCTTGTTCAGCTCGCACAGCAGCAGCCTTTTGTTCAGCTTCAGCCTTCTGGGTGTTCAGGATGGTTTCTACACTCTTAGCCAGGTTACCCAGACCAAGTTTAGCGGACAGTTCGTCGATGTTCAGTTCGTTTTCCATGTTCTTTTTAACCTCAATAATTTGTTTTGTGGACTTATCTAGTCCGAGAGACTTACGAACGGCTAGAAAATCTTCACCATTCATTGATTTAGCGAGAGAGAATACAGAGTCTTGCTGGCAAGGGACTGATACAACACTAATCTCTAGCAACTCGACCTTAGTAATAAGAAAGGTTTCAGTCTCACCAATCCATTTAGCATCTAAAAGACGGAAACCGACTGAAAATGTTGAAAGTACTCCTTCTGAAATAAGCTTGTAAACCTTACCAGCAGCAGAGGTAATCTTTGCTCTAATGAATAAGCCATCTGAGCGAGGTTCAATATCTTCAACTTTACCTATTGGCTCATCATAATCATGATTAAACAACAGAATAGGATTTTTCTTAAAGTTGGAAAGACTTTCACCCACAGACCAGACAGAGGGATCAATAAGGTCACCAGCCCGGTCCTTTACACCAAAGTTAGCATATCCTTCGATATAAATAGGAGCCTCATTCTCATCAGACTCCTTGCTAACTTTGGTAATGGCTACATCACGGTTAAATAGTTTTTGTGACACTATGACCTCCTGATGTATGTATCTATATGGACTATACTAAACTAGGCTAAATAAATTTAAAAGTACATTTTACTTAGTAGTAGAAGCAACCGGTTTGGTAGTCTTAGAAGCCACTGGAGTATTAGTTGGTTTAACAGCAGGTTTCACTACTTCGGAAGTCTCTTCTTCCTCTTTAAAGGCCTCGGTGACAGACTCAACAACTTCTTCCGCAACATCCTTCACAGCATTAACTACAATATCCTGCACATTCTTCCAATGCTTTTCTACAAAGATGTCATATGCTTCTCTGTAGTTAGAGCACTGGGTAAGTTGCATAACTTGACTAACGGTGAAACCGTGCAGTGGGTCGTGAGAGAAGAAAGTGCTAACATCGGGTACTTCTTTGAACAGTTCGTTCAGTTTACTAAATGGCATATTTTACTCCTTAGAATCTTTAGGTGGTCTACCACCTTCTTGGCCTGATACCCCAGTAGCAGAACCTGATATATTAGCTGGAATACGAATCTCATCCATTTGAGGGTCAGTAGATTCATCCCAACGTAATTCTCTACGTCCTTCATTACCAGTGATCAAGCCATTGTTAACTAGGCTAGTGACATACTGAGCATCTTCAACCTTGCTACTAACAAGGGCCAATACTTCTTCCGGCAACCATTTAATATCGTAACCGAAGAATAGCTGGAGAGCGGACTCAAACTTACGCAGACTAGGGATTATGGTCTGTGCATAGAACAAACGCACATTAGGGGATATATTAGCGTTGTTACCACCCTCTAGCAGAACTGGTGGAATGCCACAAGCCATGCAGATGTCATTATCGTAAGTGGCAATATCCTCGTTGAAAGACAGATTCTTCATATTCTCGGAAGTATTAATGCCTTTCGCTTTTAATCCGCCATCTAGAACAATAGGCTGACTAGCATATTTACCTGTAGAAGGGTTATAGTTAACAGCAATCTCATCAATGATGCGATTCTTAAAGCTGCGATTCAGAATCTGCTCTGTCTCAAGAATCATACCAGTCACGCAGCCTTTATCAATGAACTTCTCACGGAAGGTATTGATCTTATCTTTTCTGATAACTGAATTGAGAGCCGCCATAATGCGGCTTTGGCCGCTTAGCTGGCTAGTCCCTGAGCCCCCGAAGAGCGCATTATCCCTAACGAATATAATTTCAGAAGGCGAATAGCGTACTTCGTCGTCAAAGAGGAAGTAGTCAATGTAACCGCCGCGTTCGGCGGCGAACACCTTCATTCCGCTAGCAGGGATATGGTACATAGAAGCACCGTCCCAGTAAATGTAAAATGACCCATAAACCCAGAAATCCATCCACAACAGCCGCTTAAAGCTATTAGCATCTTGGTAGGGGTTGGGGCGCACATTAAGCAGGGAAACCAAGGTATCTCTAGGGACCTTACGCCCAGAAGCTTGTAGAGCAAAAGGAGTGAAATTAAGTGCCTCCATTACATCTACAGGAATCTCAGCACAAGAATCTACTAGAAGATTTATACACCTATTAACTGTGGCGTCTACTTGATAAGCAGACGCCACAGTAACAGGCTTTTTGTTAGTTTGCACATTCTCAGGCTCTCGTGAGTGTATCTGAGATTGTGCGTTGTTAGCTTTCTTAAACCAATTGAACATAAAGTCCTCACCTAATTAAAGAGGACCATTAGAAAGTGGTCCCGAATAAATACTAGAATACACTAGAAATTAAACAGATAAAAGACTTTTTCTTTTCTTAGTAGAGAAGACCCAGTTACGCTGCTTTTCTGCAGTATTCCGAGCAGGGGCTACTCCATAGATTCTATGAAGTTTTTCATGGCAAGGGACACAGAGCGTAACGGTCTCTTCGACCAACTCGGGCCAATGGGCTTCATAAATCTCAGCACGAAAATCATCCACTGTTAGCTCTTCTCTACCTACTTGGAAGTTCTTCACTACTAGGGATACCGTATGAAGATGGTGGACTTCCAATTGACCTTCGGTTGTTTTACAACGCTCACAGTGGTCCTTCTTCACATAGTTAGCCTTACAGCCATCTCGGACCCAAGAAATAAGTTTCCTAGACATTAGTGAACTCCTGAGAATACCGCGTAGCGGATAGCGTCGTTATAGTGTGAAGCATTTGTATGTTCTGGGCGCATAGTACCGTTCTCGCTCTCTTTCCAAAAGTAGTTCTGTACCGACCAAATAACATCTTCTAGTCTTTCATCAATGATTAAACGACCAGTGGCTATAAGAGTATGTACATATTCGATACCAGCTAGTACGTCTTTCTTAGCTGCTGAACTAGGAATGTCATATAACACAGCCAAATCCTGACGAGACTGCGCTGCAGCGGAGTCTGCATACACAGCATCGGGCTCTCCGTGTGCATCGATGATTTCTCGTATGTTTCTAGCAAGAATATCAGTTGTAGTAGCCGCCTCAGAGTATGCACCCGTCAAGTAGTAAATATCCTCATCCATATCGTGCTTGAGGGACACTACAGCATCTGGGTCTTTAAAACCAAAGTCTACACCAAGCAAAGTTTCAAACCGGATCCATGGGAACTCCATAGCTGAAAGGTCCCGAACGTTCTTGCCCCTAGTGAAGGTATTATATATCTGACCCTCTGCCACGTCGAAGCTGGCCTCGTATTCTTGTGCAAACTTCTCGGGGCTATTTGCTCTTTTGGCCTCGGCAATATCCTCAGGCAACATACCTGGATTAGCATAACAGGTACTATGAATGGAAATCCATCTAGGAAAGTCTTCATCAAAACCGCGATTGTAGAACTTCCATAGCATACGACGTCCACGAGGGGTACTAATGAAGATAGCCTTGGAGTTTGGTTTGTCCATAGTAGGACGTAAGCTAACTTGGAAAGCATCTTCGGAATCCATTGACAAATCTGCTTCGTCAAACACGATAAGGTCGTAAGAGCGACCTACGCAAGAATCTGCTCGGGACACAGAGCCTATCTTAACCATGGACCCATTGCTTAAATGTATCTCATAGTCTTTCTGGTTTAACTTGTCGGTCTCAATGCCGTAACTAGTTATAAGCTTTTTAATGTGATTCCAGCCTATACTAGCCAAACTATAACTAGGGGCCATTACCAATATGGTCGTGCCAGGCTCAAGGGCCTTGAGGAAGGCAAGCTCATAGGATATAAAAGACTTACCAGACCGCCGCGCAAGCGGCGCAACTACGAACCTATAGCGTGGGTCATTAAGCGCATTTATAACTGGTATCTGTGCTGGACGAGGAATAATCCCGTTCATCTCTATAAAGTTTTGTACTGGAAGCTTAAAGAACCGTTCTTCCAATGGGTAATCAACGACTTCGTAAGCTTCAATGTCCCTAGAGATTTTTATGTGGGAGTAAAGCTCAGCTACACGGTCAGCCGTATAGTAGTTATTCTGATTAAAATATCCCATTATTTTTTCCCTGCAATAATTCTATCTAGTAATTTGTCATAACCGCTAGAGTTATTGATTTGAACATTGTTGATTGTGCCAGCAGCTTGCTTACTAGATTGAAGTTCTTGTAATTTAATGGAGAGTTCTAGTTCTTTTATCTTCATAGCATGGTAGGTTTTCATCATGTCCATAACGTCCATGTTAGAGCCCATTTCTGCCTCATCAAGTTCTTCTAGTTTAGTCTCTAGGAGATTGTCCATAATTCCGAAGAATTTCTCCCTATTGCGATAACCGGACTCCATAAACATATGGTCTAGGTACCCACGTACTTCTCTTTTATTGAGGATGTCAGAGATAACAGTCGGGGTAGTATTCAAGTCCCTAGCGACACAGTCCACATCTCGGTTATGAAATAAATATGACTCTACCACTTTCATGGCTTCTGGTTGTAATTTTTCAGCTGGTAGGTTTTCCATAAGTGGCCCTTAAAATAAAAGAATATGCAGGTAAACCCGCACACCTAAATAAACTTCTAGCATATTACCTAAAATTATAATATAATAATACTTTATTTAAAGGAGAATCACAAATGTCATTTTTTGCTGGTAATGGGAAACTTCATATAACTAGTAACCAACGCTCTATAGATGAGCTTAATTCCAATACTATTTATCCTGACACAGTCTTTCACTCTAATATGCAATCACTTTGCTCACTGGGTGAGTATCAATCACAGGCGTCTCCAATTACTTTCTCAGTAAACGGACAAACTGAGTACGCTTTCGAAGCCTCAATCCCAAATGAAGTACGAGCCCATTTACTAGACAATAAAGTAGTGCTAGTTCAGATGGGTAAAGTAGCCACATATTTTACAGACCCAACCCCTAAAGAATCTGCTGTTGGCTTCCCAATAAATATTAAGGTAGGCTCAGAGGCGGGTATAATGTCTGATAATAAATCATACTCTGTAGCTATCTCGCCCCAAGTAACTGCTGGGGGATTGTTAGACATTTCGTACTCAGTTAATCAACTAGCTAATAGAGCTATTTCTGTCAACTCTTTTGATGAGGGCGGAAGAGCAGGGCATCCACCAGCTCAGACTAGTAATATAAATGGGTGGTCTACAGATCCTGATTATTCTGCGGGAGGTAAAGTAACTAATCTACTTAGACCCAACTCTAATTTTGTACAGTATCATGCTAGAGGATTAAGATGGAGATTAAGTGATTATACTATCACATCACAGGAGCAATCTAGACCAGATTCTCCCTACCTAACAAATCTAGATGGCATACAAGCCCCCATCTTCACATTCATTGTCCTAAACGTTAGATTCGTTAATGGCATATATGAATTTATACCACCACTAGCCCATACGAACCAAGAAGGGATCATCCTAGAAGGGGATAATCTTTCTATTAATGGTACTAAGTTTAACTCTGTAAAAATTATTCAAAGTACGAATCCACAAGCAGTAGGAACATTTACTCCAGGAAAATACGTAAATAGGCTGCTGCCTACAATAAGTTACACTAACACTAGTATATATGCTCCAACCTCTAGACAATATAAGAAGTGGTCTATGGTGAACTATACTCAAGGGGCTAAATGCTCGAATGGGCTCCTTAATTTCATGGCTGGACCAGGCACATACGAGAAAGTAGAATGCTGGTACCCTGACCATAATTCTATTACATCTATTGAGGACTCTACCTATACCGCACATATCGCGTATTACCCAGATGAATACAGTACTGAGTATTCTTTCTTTGCTCACATGGGATATCCGTTGCCTGGGTACATGAGTAACTACTACCCAGACTACCGAAGACGGTCTGATACCCTGTTATTTGCTGATGCATCTAGCAGTGCGGTTGCTCATGGGTATAGAGTGGCTAAAACTCCTTTTGCTTTACTAGATACTAGCAAATTTACTAGTATGTATATTACTAAGGATGGAATATCTGGGGAGTATTTTGATGGGGTAAGTACACAAGTGCTACCTATCTGGAATAATCAGTCTCCTCCTACACATATGATTGCTGGTACTCATAACCTTATTTTTCAGGAAGGGTATGTATCTACGTCACTGACAGAGGGGGTTTACTCTATCAACGTGCCCGGAGGGTTTATGTATATGGGTCTAGATAAAGAGGAGGAAAGTTTCCTAGTAGGAGGAAAGGTAAGTAACTTTGTAGGCACGGACTTACGAGGAGCTTCTCATACATTCTATGGGGACGATGACTATACTATGATGGTATTCGATGACAAAATGCTATCAAACATGTACACTAGTGATGGGGCGATACATGGACTAGTTAAGCTAAAGGATGGGGAAGAGATAGTGATAGCCCAGATGTACTTGCAAGTAGGCAACAAGAGCTTTCAAGAGTTACCCTATACCAATCCTCCTGGTGGTGGGGTAGAGTTCCATAGGGCATCTATAGTCCTAGTAGCGGGGGTATTTGTTATGCACACACTTAAACGAGAAGGCACCTCTATTAGGAGATATACTAGGGCTATTATAGACTGTTCTAAGGATGAAAGATTTATTAATGCTGGAGAGGTGCCGGCGAGTGATTGGGTAATGAATAATATTTATATCCCTAGATTAGATAGCTATGTAGTAAGAATACAGTAATATAACAGCAAGGTAGTACGCTTCGCGTACTACCTTCTTTTGTATCCAAAGACGAAAACTATAAAGTCAAAAGTCTCAGTTTTTAGATGGAACTACGTTACCTCTTGTAGCAGACCGTAGGTCTGCTACTTAGGATGCTACACGTGTGGGAATGAGCTAAAGGAACTACAAAGTGAAAAGTCTCAGTTTTTAGGATGCTACACGTGTGGGTGGGCCACCATCGCTCTAAAAAGGCGGTGGTCTGATAACCCCCTATCTTTGTATGCCTGAGAAGCCCGATTCAACCACGGGCCTCTCAGGCTGTTTAATTTATACCCCGAAAAATTCAGCCATTAGGTCTGGATCTCTTCCCATATCTAACCCCATGCCGAAGTAACGCCGTGCTAGATCGTTATATTGTTTAGCGTCAACTGTTCTTATCCCCTTCCGTGCGGCCATAGCCAGCACACCATCATGATCATCATATATGATCATATCTCGCCCCCTATACATACCACTAAGCAGATCAAGCCATTGCGCCTTGTATGCCGCATCGCTCAGGCTGTAAATCATGTGAGCATCCCCCCCAAAATACTTAGCAAGGCGATCACGGCTAGCGATAAAACCCACGCGCTTTAGGCCGATCTTTCTTAAGAAATAATAGTCGCTGGACGTCATAAGGCGAGCCGTGCAGATCCCCACTGTTGCCCCGCTATTAATCAGGCCGATCATTTTGCTGTAAAGGGGCAAAAGGCGATCCGTTTGGATCGCGTCATGCGTGCAGGCAGTAGCCCTATATAGATCAAGATCAAGATCCCCGTTAGCTTTCAAGCAAGGGGCGATCCGTTGGAAACTGTCGATCACAGTACCATCAAGATCGAAGAGGTGGAATGGATCGGACGGGTGAAAGGGTTTGATCATTTTACGATCTCCATATCCAGATCTTCAACTGTTGCGGGTTCTATTCCGTTAGCTCTATATGTCTCGGACAAAAATTCCTCGGATAAAAAAATGGAATGTTCATCCTCATACTCTATGACGCTTGGTGGCACATATACTGAAAATGATTTTTCTAGCGTGTAAGTCACAAACATATTGATCAAAATATCCTGTTTATTCATCTTTGGATCTCCTTTTAAAGGGTAAAGGGGGCAATGCCCCCTACTTACTAAATATTGTAGCTAGAATGAAAAGCAATTGCAGTGTAAGGAAATCCCACTCCCGCAAATCTATCAGGAATTTTCTTATCATGGATTTAACAACCAGCAAAGAAATAAGGACAAGACCGCCACCACCAGCCAAGGACGATACAGGCACCAAAAAAGCAACCAATTAAAAACCAAGGGTTTTTTCATATCACAACCCCATGACGACTTGTGGGACGCCATCACAACTGACGAAAATATGAGACTGTGACCAGCTCGAAGCGCCTTTGTTATAACCCATATCCATGCGGCCTGTTACCCCTGCAACAGCAACCCTACAACCGTTTTTATATCCGCTATGTGAATGCCCGATCACATAACTAGATCCCAACTTCTCAAAAGCCGTATAACCACCCCTTGCGCCATTGATACCACGATCCCCATGTTGCCCGAATTCAACCCCATGGATCAAAAGACTTTGATCTTCCCCTAAAAATTCGATCTTCATCCAATCCATAGCCTCTAGACTCTGCAAGGCGGTTTCAAGGGTGACGCCTAACGAATCGCCACCCATGGCGGCTAAAAAACGCGCCTTCTGTAAATCACACCAAAGTGGCAAATTCTTTGGATCTTTTCGTGGATCAACGCTGGGATCGTCTAACCAGGTATCAAGCGCCCGATCATGATTAGAATTGACTATGAAAATGTCCGATTCGGGGCAAGCTTCCCGAATATCCTCTAATACTGAGATCGCGTCTAGCAAATCATCCTCAATTGTGCGATCCCCCTGACCAGCCAAAAATAAACCAGATTGTCGGTTGTGATGGTTCCGGCTTGTAAAGTCGTGCAAATCATGAATCACAACGGCCATGGGCTGGACGGTTTGCAGCCAGTCACAAGTCACACCAAGAAAAGCATGGTCTATCTTTTCTGAATGAATATCCCCCAAAACTACCACGCCCCCAGCTTGATCGCTGACTCCTTCAGGGCTCAGGCGAACGGCGGGCAAATACCCTACCCCGTTCTCATTCAGTTGCACCTGTTGAAAGAACCCGCACGGGTAGACGATAGTAAAACCAAGACAGTGATCGGCGTGGGCTTCAGCTCCCGCCCGCCCTTGGCGGTAGCGTGGCATGGTAGCAGCCCCCGTTGTAATCGCCCACACCTCAGGCGATCCTTTTGCCTTTGGCAGCGATTCTGCCTGCTGTTTAACGTGGGGCAAGATAGTCAAGGCGCGGCCATTGCTCACTAGCTTGGCGTGATTTATAGGCTTTTTAGCGGTCGGTATAACCTCGCCAGCCATGAGCAAATGATCCCCTAGCCAGATCGGTGAGCATTGGACATTGGCGGCTACATGATCAAGACTATCTTGGTCTTTGTCCACTATGTAACCAACCCGGCAAGGCATTGTTATAGCGTCCAGCTCTTGGGCGATCCTGTTGATCGTGTCTAGTACGGGCTGACACAAAGAGGCGTTATTTTGCACGGCATAGACGATCACGGGGCGATCATCCAGCATAAGGCGTGGCGCGTTGTCGTAATGGTGCGCGGTACTGGAAAACGTAGGCGCAATCGGTTCTCTTTCCTCTTTTGCCTTGGTGGCCTTCGCTGGCGTGGCCTTGGTTAGTAAATCCATGATCTCGGTAACGTGCTGACCACCTGTAAATTGATCGGCTATTTGACCCGCTACGACCCGCTTTTTATCTAGCAGCTTTTTGCCCCAAAAATTCAGATCATGAGCGGCTTGAATAATAGCGGCAGAATTGGTTTGGACGACTGACATAAGAACTCCTGAAATAGGGAAATGATTAAAAATTTTTGAACTTTAAGAGGCAACAAGCGCCTACTGCTTAGAATAGGCGCCTACCTTCTGAATTATTCCGCGTTACAGGCGACTAACCGATCAATAATTGAGTCAATGAAGTGCAGGGAGTCGACTTTACCAACTTCTAGCGGTTCCAAAGATTCGAGGGCGTCAGTAAAACCCACGGATTCGAGCTTGCTAGCCATAGACCGGATCAAAGTCATTTTGGGTACGCGCTTACTACCACCAACGGATCTAGCGGTTTCCGCTTTTTGATAGATCCCCATGCTAGACAATTTGCCAACCATGGCCTTTGAACCTTTGACGCCGATCACTGCTGCGGTGGCATTCAGCCAGGCTGAATCATTAGCGGCTGCGATCCCATCGCTGGCAATCTTGGCTTCGTAAAGTTCTTGGGCCTGAGCAATTTTTTCATCCGTCCAGCTCAGGGGATCGGCGGTCTTGGCTTCACGCTTAGCGGTAGGGGCGGCGGCTTCTTTTTTCTGGTACACCTTTTCCAGAACAAGCTTACGGCGTACTGACTCAAAGCCTTTAGCGCCCACGGACTCGGCCAAAGCCTGTAAATTGTCGTTCTGGTTCGCTAGCTCTGGGCCTTGTGCTTGCAGAACTTCCAGATAAGAAGCGATCACGGTGGCGGTGTTTTCATTGTTCCAAGTGAATTTTTCTGTTGACATTTTTTTATTCTCCAGTTTGGGTTATTTTTGGGTTATTAAAAATTAAAAAGAGTAGCAGATAGGTCTGGGCATACTTCCGATCCCGCTTCGCTTGGCTTGCCTGTCACCTGATACACCAAAGCCTCTGGATCGGCCCAACTGCTAGCGCGATCCTTTTGTTCGGCAGCTCGCCAGCGGTTAGGAGCCCACCTAGCATTGATGAACCGCTCCCCTTTGAAAGTCTGACCAAAGATTATTAGGCACAGGCTAGGCAAGTGTGCGCCAGTGGTAGCGGCTGCAACTTTTACCGCCTTCTTAAAGGCGTGGGGGCTGTTAGTTGTAACGCTAGCATCAAGGGCAAGCGGCGCGGTGATCGCTTGAAACGCTTGCACAGCTTTGACCAGCTTTTTAACATGAATTGACATTTTTGGATCTCCGGTTTGGTATTAGGCAAAACGCCTAGGATTGCGCCAAACTAGTGGCGCAAGGTCTAGGGGTTTTATGCAAATATACAACCCACGCTGGCAAAAATCCGCTCCCGTTGTCTATCGGTCAGAATCTTGCTATTTAAAGCAAAATTATACCAGTCTCGCCCACTGGCGGCCTGCAATCTCACGCCTTTTCTAGTAGCTTGCAACATACACTGATCCTTTCTTGATTGCGCACCATACTTCCCCGTTTACGTCTTTAACCAGGCCATCCGCCAGCTCAAAAGCAGCCGCAACAAAGCTGGGTTTGCCCTTGAAATCATACTTTTTAGGCAACTGGATCAAAGGCTTTGACCGACTTGCGTAAATATCGGCAAGGATCTTGCCCACGCCTGCAATGGGAGTACCTGAGCGGCTAGGGGTAAGGGGCTGGAACTTGAAAGGTTTTTTCATTGGTTGATCTCCATGGTTTCAATTACCGCCAACAAGGCGGCGCGTTCAAAGGGGGTTACGTTGGTTTGTTCTATACACTGGCGGACATAGGCAAGCGGGATAGCTTCGAACAACTCGCCCACTGAATCGATCATCTTGAAATGGATCGACAAGGGATAGGGTAGCCGTTGGGATAGAATGGTGCTTTCTAGCATGATTTACATCTCCTTTTTGGGCTTATCAAAGCACACTAGAAAAATGCGCTTTGATAAGTGGCTGCCTTATACAGCCGTAAAAGAGCAACTTGTCGGTCGATCCCTTTCGGGGCCGTCGCGGGGGGTATGTGATTCTAGTCACATAGCCTTTCCACTTTTGAGCGTTTTCGGTAGCTCCTTACCGTAAAACCATCTTACTAAAACTCGTTTAACTTGTCTAGCGTTTTATTTCCTTCGGAGCCTTGCCACTTCATACGCTGGCAACCTGCTACTATAACCGGAGTTTTCCGGCTAGGGGGATTCTCCCCGCTCCATGTGTTTAAATATACGCTTTTTAATTTTTATGTAAAGCATTAGAAAAGTATTAGATCACTAGGGGCTCATTGGCTAGCCGCTACGCGGCAAACAAGTGGCATATATAAGGAACGCATGTGCGCGAATAGCACAATATAGACCATTTATCAACTAGAAAGAGAGGTGAAATTATATTACAATGATAATAATTATTATTAGCATATAGAAGTACCTTCTATGGCGACTTATCCACAATCTAGGACAATTCTAGCCTTAATTTGTGGATAACTTTTCAAAAATCCTCTTCTACGCAAAAATCATGCGATTTATACACATTTTCAGGATCTTTTCATGTATAACTTCCTGTAATTTTACTACAAAGCGCCGTGGTAAGCATCCTAGGGCATAGGCAATGCATTGGTATAGGTAGCCGCTAGAATGCAGCATGGCGCGTTATAGGACGTTATAAGGCATACTGAATATTTAACCAGCATGGCACGATCTTTGCATAATGGGATCTGGCATACTTTTTGACAATGCAATGATCATGCCAATTAATTAAAGCAAAAGCTCTGGCACGATCCTTGCTAGGGTATGTATGTTTATACAGTATGTATGTTTATACAGTATGTATGTTTATACAGTATGTATGTTTATACAGTATGTATGTTTATACAGTATGTATGTTTATACAGTATGTATGTTTATACAGTATGTATGTTTATACATCGCACTAGGCTCCGCCTAGCGCTTGAGTGCAAAACCGAAGTGCAAAAATGAAGTATTACGTGTGACCTAGGCAAGTGCAAAACCGAAGTGCAAAAGTGACCCCTCCGCGCAACGGAGGGGTGGTAGCCCTGGCGGAGCCAGGGCTTATCGAAGTGCAAAACTGAGGTGCAAAAGTGAAGTGCAAAAGTGAAGTGCAAAAGTGAAGTGCAAAAGTGAAATCACTTGGGGCCCATGGGCTAGCCGCTCCGCGGCAGGGCTTACTGACCTAAGTGCAAAACAAACCAATCAGCGTAGCTAATTGGTAGTAGCCCTGGCTCCGCCATGGCTTACTGAGATCGCTAGGGGCTCATAGACTCATGGACCACAAGGGGCTCATTAGCTGTAGAAACTCATTTGGCTCATGAAACTAGGGAGGCTCATTGTCTGGAGAAGCTCATTTGGGCCCATAGGCTAGCCGCTTCGCGGCCATATCAAGAGCCCCTAGCGATAGAGTAAATACTCTAGAGCAAGGGCCACTAGCGATAGAGTAAGTGCAAAACAAACCAATCAGCGTAGTGGTGAAACCTGATCTTACTGATGGAGATCGCTAGGGGCTCATTAGCTTAGGAATCTCATCAGGCTCGTTATCTAGGGAAGATTACTAAGGGCTTATATGATCAAAGGCTCATGGCCTAATGGGTTTCACTAGGTCTCATGAAGCTCATAGTCTTCAAGGTACCGCCGTTTCACGGCGATAGCAAGGGCCCCTAGCGATCTAGTACCTCTTTCGCTAGGGGCTCATAGTCTCAGGAAGATCACTAGGGGCTCATAGTCTCAGGAAGATCACTAGGGGCTAATAGGCTCATTAGCGGGAGAAACTTATTAGATCATAGCCTATAGTCCTCTACATGGTGCCATTAAGCGATGACAATGTCATCGCTACTATCCTCCTGCTTCGCAGGAGGATCATTAAATTTTGTATGAATCGGGGATTTTATCAAGCCGTTTGATTTGGGTAATATCGACTAGAAATAGAGAAGGAAATCAACTCTAGAAACACTTTTTTGAACCCGAAATTTTGGGACTTTTGAAAAACAAATCAGGGCTGAAATTAACCCGTTAAATGGGTTAATTACCTTTTTATTGTTCACTAGGGGCTCATTGTCTCAGTGGTAAACCACTGATTTTAAAAATATGCTAGAAATAATTGCTAGAATAATATATAAGGGAAGTTTTATTAATGGCAAAAATAGTCTAGAAAATAACTTATATATTCTAGTAATTTTCTTCTTTAAAATTCTAGCAGGAGGCGGAACAGTATTTTAAACAGGTATAGTGAGATAGAAGAAATAAGCCACGAAGTGGCTTATTTCTTCTCAAAGCTTCGCTTTGAGATTCACAAGTTTAATAAGTATTATTATCTCTTTATTAAAAGATTCTTTCCTCTCTTATTAAAATATAGTATAATAAGTAAAAGACCTTTTTATTACTCTCAAAGTTAAAAAGGTAAAAGAAGAAATTGGTTTATCCCCGATGTCTTCTTTAGAACAAGGTCTACTCCCAGCCTAGTTGTACTGTGTGGAGGGTCTGCGTTTGAAAGCTGCCCCCCCACATTCAGCACACTGACTGTGGTAGACCTGTTAGGTTAACTAGTTCTATGGTAATTTTACACTTTCTAGAAAATTTGTCAATACCTTTTTACTTTTAAGATACCTCAGCGAAACAAACCTTTGCAATTCCGTTCACCTTAGAATATCTTAAATCCCTAGGGGCTCTTTGCCAAAAGGGATCGCCACTCCGGTAAAGTGCTCCATGCTTCTTATAGAACAAGAACCCAATATCTATCCTTCTAGAACCAGCTAAATATTGTTCTGCGTATTTTTTGGGGATACCTACTTTATTTACAAACTGAATAGCCTTATCCGGCTCGAGCACCATACCGTCCGGCGCATCTACCCATATCTCTAGCTTCTCTAATTTTCTACCAAATAGATAATCACAGTCTTTCCAGAAAGGATGGTCTGGGTTATCGTAAACACAGGATAAATTAATAGGAAAGCCCATCAGAATCTGATAGGCATATTCATTTGGAAAAATGTCTGGAAGTCCGTAATCTTTTAAATCAAAACTATTAGTAAGCGACTTACCATCATTTCTTTCCAGCTTTCCTTTTACTATGCGGAACTTCTTCTTTATTGCGTACTTAATACTTTGGTCTACCTTTACCATCCCATCCCCCCATTTCTCATATCATCCTCTTCACCATCTGTTTGGTTAAAGTATATACCATTATAACAAAAATTAACTCCAGCGTCCTTAAAGTTATCTTTTACAGTTCTAGCCCACAAGTCGAATGGAATAGATTTGATTTTACCATCTATAGCACGCTGCTTAAGCACCTTCTCACTATACCAATTATCATTGAGCAGGATACCAGAACCTTCTGGGAGAATTTCCCAGTAGTTATCCCACTGCTTATTGTTATAGATAATATGTAAGCCACCATCTTCATTAATAACAGCGAAGTGGTTATTTACATTAGATTCACCCTCAAAAAATTCTGGAGTGTAAAGAACTCCTTTAAACATGCCAGGGGACTCTGGCTTAAACATCTCTATCGGCTTACTAGCTTTAACAGGTACTCTAACTCGGCATACCTCGTAATAGCCAGAGGAACTAGTACCGGTTGCTCCGGCCCATATAGGATGGTCATTACGAATTCGTAAACCGTCCTTTACGTCAAATAGGTGGTCTAGATTAGGTTGCTCATCATTTCGAATCTGTTCTAGTACCTCATCAGAGAATCTTAGTGAGATATTATTAGCCCAAGGGAGCTTAGTCGCCTTTTTGTTTTGCTTGAAGTACTTAATTATAAAAGGTTCTGGAGTATAGTCCAGTGGAACTACCTCTTGAGTTCTATAATCAGCAGGGTCAATTTGAGCACTAATTACGTTAGATAATACACTTTTTACTTGGCGATCTTTATTAGCCCCCCAATACTTATGGTCAGTACGCCAGAGCTCATCATCCACCATTTTAAACAGAAAACCTATATCTACTTGGGCCTCTGAATTTACCATGTCAACTAATTCTTGTGGTATATTATGTATCTTGCCCTCCTCAGTCCTGATTTGTCCTGCTTTTCCTTTTTGTTTAATAGCATTTACCCAGAATGCCGGTAAGTCTATCTTTATACTAACACTACCGTTAGCTAGGGGCCCATGCTCTCGTCGCCCTGCGACGGTCTGGCTAGATTGATTGGTCTGACTAGTTTGATTAGTTTGGGTAGCTTGTGTGGATTGACTAGCTTGATTGTATTGAGTGCTCACTGATTGCATAGGGCGCATTAGCTGCCACTCATCCACTACTAACTCCAACCCAACCTTCTCCCATGTATCCTTTTTTATAGGATAACCAGCCAACGTAATGTAGTCTTTAAATAAGGGACCAGTATAACACTCTACAGGCCATTTAGAAACATCTAACTCTAGAATCTCAGCATCTGGGTCCGTGAATTCTATAAAAGCTATCCAAGCATAAACAGGCATATAAACATCAGCAATTTTTTTAAATTCTACTGGTGTATTTTTGTCTGGGTAGTCACAATATATCGCATTTTGATTATATGCAGTCATTGCTTTAACAATGGCTAGTACATCTGATCGTTTGAATTTCATATTATTTCCTTTAAGGTAATGTTGTAAAAGTGTTTACATACTGAACCATTTCAGTATGTAAATATTATATCAAATTAAAAAAGATAAATCAATTCTAATTTAAAGCAATTTAAGGTAAATCATAGACTGATTCCTTATTACTAGTATTGTCCTTCTTCTTCTTCTTCCTAGCCGCTTCTTCTCGGTCTTTACTATTCTCAACATCCTCCCAGTCACCAAAGGTAAACTTAGTAGGTTTTCCAGCAATCATACTACCAGCATAAGGAGCATCAAAAGAATAGTCCGCTGCAACCAGAGTAGCCCTTCGAATAGTAAAGATAGCAGGACCATTAGGGAATAAGCCACTAGTGGCCCAAGACTTAGCCGCAATCTTCTCAACCTCACTAGGCATGACCCAGACACCATACTTAGCATAATAAGCCGCTACTGCCTTGACAGTATTGAACCGAGGGATTGTAGTGACTTTATTGTAATCCTCCCGATGTTGTTCTAGTGCTGGATAAACACTACCCATCAGTTTCAACTCATCCAACAATACTCCAGCTGATTTTGGGTGTACTTGGTCAGGCATAGGTGTAGTATAACGATTAAAGCGTAAATCAAACCCCTGGGCCCTAACAGATGAGGTAAACTCATACATTGACTTAAGCCCATCATACGTATTCAAATCCAACCCTAGAATATCCTCAGCCACCCAAACAAAGAAATCCTGCCAGAGGTTCATTCGTTTAGTGTCATAATAAGGAACCGTGATAAATGGTCTATCAGGGGTCCCTAGATTAGTGGCCACTAGGACTAGTAAGTCTGATATATCCACGTCTTTAAAACGCTGACAGTCATTAGGGTCTTTTTGCAATAGAACATTACCACGACGAGCGTACTTTAGAGCATTAATAACTTCTTGTTTAGTTTGCATATTATCTCCTTTTTGATTAATTTACTTATTATATCAAGTATTTGACTTTCTAGCAATTACTAGTTTATAAATTTTAAAAAATGTCTAGCAATTTTTTATATTACTGTTATTATAAAGGTTCTTATAAGGAGAAACAAATATGATCATATCTGGACAACTTTTAACTAAAGTAGGTGGACCTATTCAATGGGCTACTATTACTTTTGATCCTTCTGTAGGGGACTCAATTAGTTTTGAAACTGACTTCGAGGGTAAATATTCTTGTAACGTCCCTGTAGGAAACTATAGAGTATATAAGAAAGAAAAACATAGTATTGATATTGAACTTTTGGGTGAAAATGTAGCTGTAGATGCTACTGGTACCCTAGACCTAGAAAGTCTTATTGATCGTAACACAGTACCTACGTACACGGCAGCTACGCTGCCGGACCCGGCGACGCTGGGGGCTGGGGCGACGGTGGTTGTTGATGGTGAGGTTAATGTCACCGACTCCATTGGTTATTTCAATTATCTAAACTGGCACGTCTCCACTGCAATCCCTTTTATTCTTCAATCATCTGGTTCTGTGGGTGCTAATGGGGCGCTGACGCTGAATACTGCTATAACAGATAATACCATCTCAGGGACGCAGCTATTTATATCCAGTTGCTATATGTATTTTGTAGCAGGATCGGTTTATTCTGGATCTATTGCTGGTTGGTATTATGTAGAGATGCAATCTGCAACGGCAGGGGTTATTTACAACAATATATACACCACTGGAACTCCTCAAATCCCATCAAGCAAGACCACTATCGTTTCCGCATCAATCGGGGCTTATACTCAAACCACCGGCTCGGTCAATGCTGTTAGTTTAAACGTTGGCAAAAACACTCTTGGCAGAAATGGATTTGCAACATGCTTACCTACTTTTCTTTACCAGAATAACGCCAACGGGAAAGCAATGCAGGTGCTGGTAAATGATACCGTGGTGCATAACAAGACGCGCACAACATCAACCATTTCCACTCCGGTTGTTGACGTGCGAAGCAGGGGCTCAGTTAGAAGACAGATATCGACCACTTCTGATTCAGCTACATTCTCTCTTGGAGCCACAAACAGCACATATGCCTCTGCTGTTGATACAACAGAGGATGTTAGCATCTCTGTCAGAATGGCGATTGCTTCGGCATCTGATTATCTGATACTAGAAAGTATGTCCATACATGGATTCCCTCAAGACAACTATGCATCAGATGCGGAGATTGTCATATCAAATAGTCAAATTTCCGTGCCAGCCAACATGTTTGGAATGCAGTACAACTTCTCATTGCCCACATCAGATGTGACAAATAAAGTTGCCAGAAACTGGGATCAGAAAAACGGCACTGGTCTGATTTCAAAGATAGCAAGCGTAGCCAACTTCTGCCCAACAACTGCTGGGGTTTATGATTATACTGGCTTTGATGGTTTCTTTGCTGCCAACGCAGACAAGGACATCCTCTTCGCGCTAGGTTGGCCTGCTGATTGGATGATTCCCAGAGCGGCTACTGGATCATCCGCCTATGGAACTAAAGGTAATATGGTTCCAACCGGAACCACAGAGCTAAATAATTACATTCCTGTTATTACTGCTATGGTACAACGAGCGATAACTACCCACGGAAGAACGGGGTTGAAGTGGGAATTATGGAATGAGATCCAAGGTACTGCATACTTCAAAGATGCTTATGCCAATCTAGTTCCTTACGCTAAAGCGGTCTATCAGGCCATTAAAGCGGTGGACCCCACAGCGATTATTTTATCCCCATCCGTCAATAACGAACCTAACGCATACTTGCTGCACAATTTTCTTTCCACAACTGACGGGGCAACTGGTTACGGGTATAACTGGATTGACGGACTTGCTGTTCATCAATATTCAAACTTATCCTCTCCCTGGATGACAGCATATAGCGCGGAGGTGTACAAAACTGTTCTATCACGAAACGGTATACCAAACACACCGATTTATATGACAGAAACTGGTGCGTTATATATGGATTCCAATGATAATAATACTAAGAACATATGTCGTAGAATGCTAGTTGCTGCCTCAATAGGTTATAAGATGTTCGTGGCATATTCATATGATTATGGTTTTAATCCGTTGTCAGTTATCGCGCCCACATGGAATGAAGTGGTTGCAAAAGTATCTGGTAAAACAATAACCAAATGCGTTAAGAATGCAGATGGTAGCGTCACAGTTACTTTTGCTGATGCGTCAACTTACACGGTATAACCAACAAGCCCCTCCCAGCGAGGGGCTTTCCCGTCTAAATAAAAGCCCCTAGATTGCTCTAGGGGCTTTTTGCTTACATGAGCTTATCAATCTCTTCCTGAATCTTCCGCTGTTGCTCCTTCAGTTCTGCTAGCTTCTTCTTCTTCTTTGATGCCTCAGGAAACAGCAGCTCTAGGAAGTTGGTCTTAAAGCTAAGATAGCTAGTACTCCAATCGCTATCCAGTCCTTTCATTTCTTCCCACACTTCCTTAGTAGGGTCTAGTAGACTCTGGACTGCTCGATAAATCTTCCCACAATCACTATGCCGATATGACATAGAATAGATGCCAGCCAAATCTTTATAAGTCAATCCCAGAGCCTCTAAGTCTTCCGTACTAACCAAGTCCTCTGGGGTTCTCTTACTAGCATACACAAAGATGACTGAAGTATTGTCCTCTCGTTCCTTCCCCCTACATTTAGGGAATATACTACACTCAATTCTTTGGTCTGCTGCACAACCAGCACACCCTGAAGCCTTCACTGCTTTATAGGTCTTACCTTCAACCTCAAAAGTATCACCAACTGGGATAAATTTATTCATTTAAGCATCTCCCACGGAATGAAGAACAACTCAACTTGATCTTTGTTCTGCTCTGAAAGGCTTCTGAAGTCTGCCTTACTCCCTAGATGATTGGGCCACTCTAGAAGAATCTCTTCATTGTATCCTGATTCCTCAGATGAGAACCAGAAGCCAAAATAATATACCCCAGTCTTCGGGTCGAAACCAGAAACTTGGGCCTTGTCACACCAGCGTTCTTTAGTGTTGAATAGTACAGAAAGGATGCCTGACTCACTCACCTTCAGTTCCATACCGTTTTCATATAGGACTTTGCCATTAGTTATCTCTGTTATCTTATATACCATTATTTGCATTCCTCAATAGTCACACAGCTATCAGTGCCAAAGTCCAACGTCTCATAAATTGTAACCCCATTAATAACGACATATAGCCTACCACCATCATATGAGATTTCTAGACTAGTAACTCCTTTTGGCAGTCGAGTTTGAGTAATGATATTAGATTCATCCAGCCTAGTGTAATCTTCTTTGGTTGCTATTGCTTTGTTCATCATTACAGACTACACCAAAAGTTCTTGATTAGGACAACATACTGGGCGTATTGACGCAGTACATTCCGGTCCATCGTGATTTCCAGAGCCTCTTTATTAGCCTCGTAGAAATCTCTAGAAGCCTGCTCTAGGCTCAGGAGTTCAATGACGTCACAACTGCGCAAGCTAGCGGTGTAATATTCACTATAAAAGTAAACGTCATCAGTCTTCAAAGTATGCAGCAGCATCTCCATCCCTTCCAGGGTGTCAATGTCGTACCCCAGAACAGCATACACTGCACCACTACTTACTTCCAGAGCCTTCTGAAGTGCTGGATAGTCTTGGATATTTTCCAGTTCTGCTTCCACTCCAGCTAGTCGTTTGTCGAAGTCAGCTTTGATTTGGGTGAGTTTCATTCTGCTTCCCTCCACATTACTACATCGTATTCTTCATTTCTATCCAACCATACTAGTTCGTCAGCGTAATACGGTCCGCATTTTTCTTTATTACGAAAGATAACATCGACTTTTGTATCAGAATCACACGGTTGCTTACCATCAATAACTTTCTTATATTGTGCCATGTTTATTTCCCTCTTTCCACTTCTTGAATCTATAAATATATTATACCGATTAATTGAGTTGATAGCAATCAATAATTTCGATTAAGCATAACAACCTTCAGTATAGAGCTTCATAATCTTTTCTGGGTGGTGCATAAGCAACATCAACAGTTTACGACGCAACTCATCTTCAAAGTCTTTAGATACATAGTCTTTCTTGTAGGAAATCATATACTCCATAGCTGAATGCAGACGATAATAATCGAATACATCGTAATCGAAAGCATCTGTGCATCCAGTGCATCCAGTGCCAGACAGGTTTACCCAGCCTGTAACATCAGAATATCCCATCACTACATAGGACAGGTCTTCTTTGTTGATTAGGTGAAGAACTTTCATCTCACCTGTAAACAGTTCCAAGGCATACTCTTGGAACTGAAACGTGTTAGTAGGTGTGCGTGACTTACTAGTGATTGCTACGATGTTTTTCATGATTCTTTTCCTTTCTCAATACTTATAAACCAGTTTATAAGATATATTATACCGATTAACTGAGTTGATATCAATTGAATTAAAACAAAACAAGGCCACAGCATTCAATAGCCTGGCCTACTTTTATACCACGAAACTCTTGGCCCCAATATGTACTATCCGACCGAAACAGCTCATTGCCTTTCTGCTCAAATAGTCCAGAGATATTAGGCTTCTTACCTTGTAATACTGCTTTAATGTATTCAGGAGGTACTTTCATATCTTGTACCACAGCAAAATGCTTTTCCTTGAATAATCCTTCTGGAGTTATCTTGCATACTTCTCCTTGCTTAATCAAGAAGAAGTCCTTTATCTCGCGTTTCACAGCTTCACTTGGGTAACAGACAAAAGTCCTAGCAAACTGAAAGGGTTCCCCATTTAGTATAGGCACCTCAGTAACCAGTTTTCCTTGTAGGTCTCCCCAAACTGGTAAGTACCTATAGTACCAATTTCCTTGGACCCTAGCGAATAGTTCTTTTTTGGTCATTCTACACATCCTTTTACGAATTTATTACGCACCATAAGTGCCTTGGTCTCATAATAGAAATCATACTCAGTACACGTAAGATCGCTTTGCATTTCTACTGGCAAGCAATTCCACAGTGCCTGACCGAAACGATACTCAGGATGCAGTTCTAGTAGCTTCCTCGCCTTATCTACAGTTTCCCTTGCCTCTTGTAGAGTTAGTTTTTTCATTCTTTATTCCTCATTAGCAATGTATTGTTCTTTAGTCACAATTGTCTTGGACCACTTATGGCAACGCTCATGCAATCCAACAGAATGCCGACTCTGAATTTCATCACAGAAAATCCAAACAGAACCATCTTTATGTACTTCTGGGTAGTACATGTGAAAATACACCTTGTTACTAGCCTTATCTTGCGTAGCAAAATTAGCTTCTGCCGGCCACTCAATTCCAGCTTCCTTCATTAGTTCAATTAGCTGTTTGCGCATATCTTATTCCTCACCAATCAATATTACAACTACCATAACCAGATTTCAGTATCTCCCATACTTCTGATTCAAAGTCCTCTGGGAGGTCTGAAGGCTTGTCCACGTTCTCGAACATCATCAAATCTTCAATGTAATGAGAGCACATCAAAGTAGAGTTATGTTCTCTATCCACTAGCATTCTATCCACAATGTAATAGTAACTACAAGGCAGATTGCATTCAATCCCCTTCAGAATATCAAATAGCTCATCAATACTATTTGTGCCTTTGTTAGTTAGCTCTACCCAATTCCTAGCTACAAGGTCTTTCATGTTGTTAATATCATTCGATACACTAAATAGAAAATCTTTCATACATTCTCCTTAACAACGTAGCTCACAGCTACCATAGCCAGATTTAATAACAATTATCGCATCTTCCAAGAAACCTTCAGAAAGCTCTGAGGGCTTTTCTACACCATCGAACTCTAGCATCTCTTCGATAAATGTGGAACACATCATAGTAGACATGAGCTCTCGGTCCCCCCACATTCTACCCACAATATAGTAGTCCTTGCAGGGTAGGTTATGCTCAATAGTCTTTAGGGTCTCGTAAAGTTCATCAATGTCTTTGGTCTCATCAGCTACAAGGGACTCCCAGTACCTAGCCAAGCAATCTTTCATGTTATTAATGTCGTTAGATATGTTTTCTAGAAGTTTGTTCATACATTCTCCTCAATATCAACCAATTCCCAGTAAATGAGCCCCAGCTCTGCAATACAGTAGTCTGTAGCATCCTCAAAGGTATCAAACGGTCCATAATGCTTTTTATCACTAATGATAGCGAAGTCATTCTGCAACGTGCTAACAATAGCACAATCGGCTTGCATTATGGTTCTAAAATATTCTAGCTCATTATCGTGCAATTCTTCTAGGGGCAGTACCCAGTAAACATGTAACGCATCGGCGGAATTTCCTTCTAGAACGATAGCATTCGCCTCTTTGTAAGAGTCTACCACTGCAATAGGGATGATAACGTCCAAGTCGCTATCACTTATGTTGCTGTATTCACTTTTCAATACTATGTATGTCATGTTTTATTCCTTTTGTTTCTCAATTCAATATAGATATTATACCGATTAATTGGGTTGATAGCAACTAAATTTTATATTTGCTAAGTGAAATTTAAAAAATGTCTAGCAATTTTTTATATTACTGTTATTATAAAGGTTCTTATAAGGAGAAACAAATATGATCATATCTGGACAACTTTTAACTAAAGTAGGTGGACCTATTCAATGGGCT